ATGACACAGATGCTGTTTCGTGAAGACCCCTATCTGCGTGAGGCCACCGCGCGGGTGACCGGCCATACGCCCGAGGGCGGGGTGGTGCTGGACCGATCCGTGTTCTATCCCACGGGGGGCGGCCAGCCGGGTGACAGTGGCACGATCACCTGGGCGGGCGGCGCGCTCTCCATCGCCACCACGGTCAAGGCGGACGGTGACGGGATCGCGCTGGTGCCGGCCGAGCCAGCCGCGCTTCCGCCCGTGGGGGAGGATGTGATGCAGGAGCTGGACTGGGATCGGCGCTACCGGCACATGCGGGTGCATACCGCGCTGCATCTTCTGTCGGTGGTGATCCCGCGCCCGGTGACGGGTGGGGCCATCGGCACGCAGAAGGGGCGGCTCGACTTCGATATGCCCGAGGCGCCCGAGGACCGCGAGGCGATCGAGGCGCGGCTCAACGATCTGATCTGGCGCGATCTGGTGGTCAGCGAAGAGTGGATCACGGAGGAGACGCTTCTGGCCCGTCCGGATCTGGTCAAGACCCTGTCGGTGCAACCGCCGCGCGGGGCAGGGCGGGTGCGCCTCATTCGCATCGGTGAGGGCGACGAGCAGGCCGATCTGCAACCCTGCGGCGGCACCCATGTGGCGCGCACCGGCGAGATCGGGCGCCTGCGCCTTGGCAAGATCGAGAAGAAGGGCCGGCAGAACCGCCGGGTCGCGCTGCTGCTCGACGATTGACCGCGGCGCGATGCCGTTCGCACCGGAATGGATTTTCGCCCTTGAACTCGGGTGGCCGGTAAGGCTAAGCAGCGCATCACGGAGAGGTGGCCGAGTGGTCGAAGGCGCACGCCTGGAAAGCGTGTAGGCGGGAAACCGTCTCCAGGGTTCGAATCCCTGTCTCTCCGCCACCCACATAACCCATTGATATTGAATGGAATTATATCGGAATTCCTCTGGGATTTTCCGTGCCTTGCGCGTCGATGAGCAGTGCGGAGACGCCATTCAGAGACGCGTGTGGCGGAGTTTCGGCGTTGTGTCTCTGCGGCCAGCATCATGGGTGTCGGTTTTGGCCGTGGATTTCCCTGCTAGCAGGGAAATTGCAGGGAATTTTTCTGATATGCGTGCCTGCACGTGCTGATCAGTGCTAATTTCTCAGTTGTTTCAATGGCCTGAAGGGCAATTCCCTGCACCGCGCAGCAGGGAATTTGCAGGGAATTCTGAGATCACGCAGTGATGTGGATTTGAGTTTCCTTCACCGGATGAACGAGAAAGTCCTCAGACCCCGTACACCTTCTCCTGCTGATCCCAATCCAGAGACACGGGTGCAGCGAGGATACGCTTGAGAGTAACGTTTGACGGCAAGGTACCGTCTCGGATCGCCGCCTGAATTTTTGGCGAGAGAAACGCGAGTTGCCCGCGCGTCCTGATGTAGGGATCGTGATGTCCGGCGTTGCGGGCAATGGTGGCGAGGGGAACGCCGTCGCGCAAACTGGCGACCCAGCGATGGGCATCACGAAGCGTCCGGAGTAAAATGGGATCAGGGGTCGGTTCAGGGGTGCCAAGAACGAGCCTCGCCTCGACGCCGCGGCGGCGCAGGACAACTGACGCGGAGAGCTGGTGGAGATCAGATGCCATCTCGTCTGAGGCAACGCCGAGTTGGCTGGCGAGGTGCTCACAATCAAGCGTCAGCTGGATCCGCTGCGGGGCGATCGTGCCACTGACGATCAGCTGGCACATGATCGCGGCATCTTTGCGGCGCAGAGCTTGCACAAGCTGGCGTGCATCGGTGAGCAAATTGTCGCCCGCCCGGAGATCTGGCTGTCCCAGTACATGATGATCGCGGGCCGCACGCTCAAGATGGTCGGCGATGAGGGCACAGACCGCCGCTTCCAATCGTGGCCCCGAAAGCCGCCAGCCGGTGGGGTCGGTCCCGCCTGAGATCAGGCGGTTGGAGATATAGTAGTGATGACGCCGCCCGGATTTGACGCTGTGGGTTGGGGTCAGTCGGTCGCCTGTCTCGTCCCGCAGTTTGCCGGTAAGCGGGGCCGGCGTTGATCCTGCGGCCGCGCCGCGTCGGCGCATGGCGGTTTTTTGCAGCTTCTGCTGGACGCGGGCCCAGAGAGCCGCGTTGATGATGGCCTCGTGCCGTCCTGGCCAGAGCTGATCCTTGTGCCGGATTTTACCAAGATAGACTGGGTTCACGAGGATGTGGTGAATCTGGCCGCGCGACAGTGCGCCGCCGCCCTGGGTTCGTCCGGAAGCGAAGCACCTGAGCTTCGAGCGCAGCTCCAACCGGTCGGCCTCTTGGGTCGTGGTTCGAAGGGACCCCAGGTCATCGTAAAGATGAAACAACTCCCGTACCGTCTCGGCCTCCGCAAGATTGATGACAAGTTCGCGGGTGTTTGGATCGGGGTGGGGGTCATAGCCCAAGGGTGGAAGGCCGCCCATCCAGAGACCCTGCTTTTTGGAGGCGGCGATCTTGTCGCGGATGCGTTCGGCGGTGACCTCCCGCTCGAACTGGGCGAAAGAAAGAAGCACGTTGAGGGTGAGCCGTCCCATGGAAGAGGCGGTGTTGAAGGCCTGGGTGACAGAGACAAAGGAGCACCCCGCAGCATCAAGGCGGTCGACAAGCTTGGCGAAGTCAGTCAGCGATCGGGTGAGGCGATCGATCTTGTAGACCACGACCATGCCGATACGGCCAGCGTCGATCTCGGCGAGCAAGCGTTGAAGCGCGGGACGCTCAAGCGTACCACCGGAAACGCCACCATCATCGAAGCGGTCTCGCACCAGCCCCCAACCCTCATGTTTCTGGCTGGCGATATATGCAGTGCAGGCCTCATATTGCGCGTCGAGCGAGTTGAAGCCCTGGTCCAGTCCTTCCTCAGAAGATTTGCGGGTGTAGATCGCGCAACGGGTTTTCTTCTGGGTCGCCATCAGCGCGTTTCCTTCAGACCGAAGAAGCGAGGCCCGGACCAGCGGGCGCCGGTGATCGCCCGTGCGACGGAGGACAGCGAAGGATAAACCTCTTGGTTCCATCGATATCCAGCTTCCGTGATCTCCACGATGTGGGTCTTGCCGTTCCATTCTCGCAGGAGGCGGTCGCCGGGCTTGAGTTTCGGTGAACTGTTTACCTGCGCTCCCGCCGTTCTCTTTTGGAGATCCGCCACAAAGCCGCGAAGCAGCCCGCCGCGTTGGCGGGACTGGACCTCAAAAGCGACGAAGCGACGCAAGAAGGATCGGCTCAGGTTTTTTGGTACGGGTGTTCCGAAGAGATGGTCCCAGGCGGCGATGAGCGCCGCCCGGTCCATGGTCTCGATCTCTGCGACGGTTGGAAGCTTCATGCGGCTTCCGGGGTGGCTGTGATCCGGTAGACGGGCGGCGACCCGACCTTCTTTTTCGGCATCCGGTCGATCTTGTACCCGGCCTTGCGCAAGGTGCTGAGTGCTGCCCGCACGGAGTGGGCCTGCCAGCCGGTCGCCTCCTGCAGGGCGGTGATATCTGCGCCGGATTTGCGCGCCAGAAGCCTGCGGACGAGTGCCGCCTTGGTCTCGCGATTGGGGATGTCATTGGCTTTGGTCATGATTGCCTCCTCGGATGTATCGGGCCTGGCGACGTGCCGGTCCTACCGAGATGCGCCCGGACTGCGAACCGGGCGTGTTTCCAATGACACTCTGTTCGCAGGCGAAGTCCAGTCCTCTTTGGCGCCGAGCTGTCCCCCGTCTAACCGTTTGTCAACCATGGAAAAAACATCTTGAACGCCGCGGCAAACGTCGTTAACTTTTTTGATATCCCGTCGCGGCAGGAGGCCTCGACCAACGATCATGCAACCCACTTTGGGTGCAGAATGAATCGTCTGGTTGTCCCTGCTGCTTCGACTTCTTCCAGCTTCATTCTTGCATCCCAAGGTCAACCCGAAGGATGCGACACATGAGCAAGCCATCTGATCTCAAATCTCAAAAAGACATTATGGTTGAGCCGCAGCCAGGCTGCGAAACGCCGTCGACCACGACAGAGTCTGGCAAGATCGCTGCCGACAGGACAACACTTCACGGCCAGAACGACCTGTTTCGCGAACTTGCGTTTCTCTGGCTCGCGGTCAATCTCATCGACGCGGCCCCACGCCGGGTCCGGCGCGCGCTGAAAAGTCAGGAAGAGGGTGTTATCCGGGCTATTGAGCGCTTCGGCTTCCGCATTCCGATTCTGGTGCGCAGCAAACCTGGGGGTGAGCGCTACGAGGTCATCGATGGGCATATGCGGCTCGCGGCCGCTCAACGACTCGGCGCGGACCAAGTGCCCTGCATTCTGGTCGATGATCTCCCCGATGTCGAAATCCGCCGGCTGGCGCTTTCCTTGAACAAGCTTCAGGAGACCGGCGCCTGGGATGATGATGCGCTCAGGATGGAGATCAGCGAGATCATCGAAATCGGGGAAACCATCGAGATCCCCGGATTCGCCATGCCCGAGATCGAGGCCATTCAATTTGCGCCCGCAGAAGGTGCGGAGGCTGATCCTGCGGATGATATCTCGGCGGAAATGTCCGACACAGAAAGCACTGCCGTGACCAGGCGCGATGATGTCTGGATTTTGGGACATCATGTGATCGTCTGTGGGACCGCGCGTAATGGCGACGCGCTCACTGCGGCGCTGGAAGGTGCATCGGTCGACGCCATCTTCACCGATCCTCCCTATAATGTGCGGATCAAAGGCCACGTCCGTGGTGCGCGCTCTGGCTTTGATGAATTTGCCGAGGCCTCTGGTGAGATGTCCCGCGAGGATTTTGTGGCTTTCCTTGTGGACACAAGTGGTGCCGCCACAGCGAAGCTCAAGCCGGGTGGCGTGCTCTTTGCCTGTATGGATTGGCGGCATGTCGGCGAAATGACCGAGGCGCTGGAAGCGCTCGAGTTGGAGTTGCTCAACATTTGCGTCTGGGTCAAGACGCAACCCGGCATGGGCAGCTTGTACCGCAGCCAGCACGAATTGGTCTTTGTCGCGCGCAGGTCAGGGGCCGGGCATCGGAACAACGTGCAACTGGGCAAGCATGGGCGCAACCGCTCGAACGTCTGGACCTATGCCGGCGCGACCGGCGGTCGGGCCGACGCGGACGACGACTTCACCTTGCATCCAACGGTCAAACCCATCCGCATGGTCATGGACGCGCTGCTCGACGTGACCGGGCCTGGCGATCTTGTTTTCGATCCCTTCCTCGGCTCCGGCACGACCCTGTTGGCCTGTGAGCGCACACGTCGGCGCTGCTTTGGAGTCGAGATCGAGCCGGCATATGTCGATCTCGCGATCCGGCGCTGGCAGGAGATGACTGGCGGCAAGGCAACTCACGCCGAGAGCGGTGTGCCGTTCGACGAGATCGCATCTGTCCAACTTGGTGAGCGTGGCGTCGCAGGCACGCGAACCGATGCAAACCAGGAAACTGTGCAGCGCGCCAAGACGCCCGACACGGAGGACTTCTGATGGCAAACGGCGAAGATCAGGACGACGACCATCAAGTCGGATACGGGAAGCCACCCAAGCAACACCGGTGGAAAAAGGGACAATCCGGCAACCCATCAGGCAAGCGAAGATGCGAGGAGCGGATAGAGGAAACGTTCAGGCGAATTGCCGAAGAAGAAATTCTCGTCAACCACAATGGATCACAGACCGCGATGCCTCAACGTGAGGCGGTGATACGATCCGTTTTGGCCAAGGGCATGAAGGGGGATGTTCCTGCATTCAAGGCTATCACGCCCTTCTTGGATAGGGGCGATTCATCTGGCGTTGCGTCGGCGAATCTCACCGCTGAACTTGCGGACCTCGACGTTCTCCAGACGCACGCAGACTGGGTTGGTTTGGTGGAGCGGGCTCAAAAGGAACTACAGGGTTCCACTGACACGCCAGTTAGCGAGGAGGAACAGGATGACCATCCCAACGACAACTCCTGATATCCTGCGTGGGCTCTATTTCTCGGTCCCTTTTGCCTATGTTCAGCGCGCTTTCGCCGAACTTCGCCCTGGTGTTTCTTTCCACTATGGTCACCACGTCCGGGCCATTTGCCATATGTTGGAGAGGGTCGAGAGTGGCGAGGTGACGCGCCTGCTGATTCTGATGCCTCCGCGGCATCTGAAATCGCATTGTGTCAGCGTGGCCTTCCCGGCCTGGGCGCTTGGGCGAGACGCCTCTCGGCGGATTATCTGCATGAGTTATGGTCAGGACCTTGCGGAGACCTTCAGCCGCGACAGTCGGCGGCTGATGCAGGCTCCATGGAGCCAAGCGGTATTCCCAAGGCTCCGCCTCGACCCGAAACGTACTGCCGTTGGCGAGCTTCGTACGACCACGAACGGCTACCGAATTGCAACGTCGGTCGGCGGTCCACTTACCGGAAAAGGGGCTGACATCCTCATTCTCGACGACCCGAGCAAAGCGGAAGACGTCGCTTCTGAGGCCAGGCGCGACATAGTCTGGGAGTGGTTCACAGGAACGGCCATGACGCGTCTTGACAACCCTCGGACGGGCGCCGTGATCGTCGTGGCGCAACGTCTCCACGAGGATGATCTGCCTGGTCGCCTGCTTGCAACGGAGGATTGGGAGGTTCTCGAACTTCCAGCAATCGAGACCCGGGATCGGCACATTCCGTTAGCTTCGGACGTAAACTGGGCGCGTCCCGTGGGGCATGTGCTGCTTCCTGAGCATATGGACGAGCAGGCGTTCAAGGCAAAGCGCCGAGAAATGGGGCCGCGCTCATATGAGGCGCAATATCAGCAATCACCGTCACCAGCAGGCGGCGGCATAGTCCGCCCTGAATGGTTCGGCACCATCCCGGACACGCAACACCGGAGCGAATACGAAGCCATCATCCAGAGTTGGGATACCGCCGCAGTCCCGGGGGAGTCCAACGATTACTCCGTTTGCACAACATGGGGCCTGATCGGGCCGTATATTGATCTGCTCGACGTCCATCGCCGACAGTACCTTCAGCCCGACCTACTCAGGATTGCCGCCGATCTCCGGGCGAAATGGCGGCCAAACCTGCTCATCGTCGAAACCGTTGGCAGCGGACGCGGGGTCTACGACCATCTTCATCGGCAGGACCGCACCGGAATCCGCTCACACAGGCCGAAGGAGGGCAAGGACGAGCGCATGTCGATCCAGTCTCCGAAGATCGAGTGCGGTGAAGTTCGCCTGCCGCGAAACGCGCCATGGCGGGAAAGTTTTCTCACGGAAGTCGCCGCTTTTCCCAATGGAAAGTACGATGATCAGGTCGATAGCATGTCGCAGGCGCTCTTTGCCCTGGATCGTGGTCTTGCAGAGTTAAGGCATTGTTCACGCTGCAAGAAATGAACGTTTGTTCGCCGTGCGAGCAGAACCGGACTTTGGGTGCGAATCCCGTCCCCTCCGCCACTTGCCCCAGCGAAAGCGTGCTCCCGATCCGGCTGCGGCCGGATTTTTCCGTTGTTTTCGAGGGTTATGCGGGTGGGGCTGAGCAGCGGCCCCGGCGCTAGACGGGCCGGAAGCGGTCTCTCAGTGCGGATATTCTCCGGACCTGATGACTGCGCGGATTTGGTGAATAGCTTGCAAGCACCTGGCATTGCGATGTTTTTTCGAGGTTGCACTAAACACTTCGACGCCGGTGGCGCTCGGCGTGATGGAACTGACATCGAACTTTCGCCACGCGGTGATAACCAGAAAAATGCTGCGGCTAGAGAGTGCTGACACTGGTCATTAGGGAATATCAACCTGAAGTTTCCGTCGCCCGAGGTATGCTTCCATCACCTCATTTACACTCAAATACATACAGTTGATGCTCGGGAAGCCGATGGCTGGTGCCTGATCTGTGCCAACCACAGAGACTTGTGTGAATGGGCCCTCATCATGGTATCGAGCAGGAAAAACAAATCCTCCGGTGCGCACCTCTTCGCCGACTACTGATTTTAGGGCGAGATGATAAAAGAGTTGCTTTACAATGTCGGGCCAACCGGGAGAGTTCGAAATTGCCGTCGCATCGTAGTACTTGGCGTCTAGAACTTTCAGTGTCGTGCCATCTCGTATCACGATATCAGTCTGCATACCTCGTTCTTGCACCAAGAGGTGTCCATTGGAGGCTTGTCTAAAGGCCGGTTTAGGTAGCCGTGAGTTCCACCCGCCTTCAACTCCTGGTAGGACTTCTCGCAGCATTCTCTCCCAAACTGCATGGAAGTCGTCGATACCATACAAGGTAATGCCATCATCTTGGCGGGGGTCTTCATCAAGGTACGAGATCAGAGAGCGCGCTAGTCGGATTGCCCGTTGCGCGAACAAGCTTGGCAGCAGTGATCGCAGTTTTTGGGACCATAGAAGCCGCGGAAAGTTAGGCGAAGCATAAGCTTTAAGTTCCGCCTCTCGACCTTGCAAGCCGTCCAACCACCATCCGTGATATTCAGCAACTTCCAGAAGCACAGCGACTTGGACGCGCGCTAGAACGCTTTCATGTGCATTCGAAGTTCGACTTGTTCTAATGTTGGGGTAGACGATGTTTCCGTTGCCCGAGACCATGGCGAGTTCACGTACTGCGGTGCGCGGCCAGTTGGGCTTGCCGGAGTTCCTTGTGGCGTAGCGTAGCCTTTCTGCAAAGATTCCATACCTTCGAAAATCATCAGCCAAATCTTGAACTGTGGAGATCAGACCAACGTTCCCATTTTCCGCTGAAGAGAGGCCTTGTCGGTCTCGAGTATCTTGGCCGTACTTTGCTAGTACTCGCATCGTGGTTCTGGCTATGCGCTGGTTCTCGGTTGCTGAACTTCGGAGCGCCTTGCGAGGCACGAAGACATAGCTCTCTGAGGAACTTGTGCACGCTAGCCCGCAAAAATGAACCGTATCCTTTTGAAGCGTCTTGCCTTGATCTTGGCGACGAAGTTCTGACGTCAGCTTTTGGTAGCATTCTTCAAGATAAAGAACGGCAACCCGGTCTTGAAGGACACGAGGCTCGTCAGGCATCGCCTTCAACGTCCTCAAGTGCCGCATCCAGGGCACCTAAAAAGCCTTCAGCGAAGACCGGTCCGTTTTGAGATACGCGGTGAGACAAGGCCCCGTAAGTCTTGACGACTGCGGTATTGAAGATGATTTCGCGCCCATGATGGCGAAGCAGATCGTCCCAAAGGTAGATCAGCAATTTCCCTGGCACTAAGTCACTTGAGGCAAGTTCAACGTCCGACACAAACCAAGGCCCCAATAGGCGATCTTCGGCGATTGATAGATGATCGGTCAGATAGTCATTCAAGATGCGGGCAAAGTTTGACCATAAGATCGATGCCTGGTTGCCGTCTGCTTTGACAACATTGAAACGCCCATTCGGTGAGATTGCGTAGTCGATATTGATGTAATGTTGTTTCCAGCGGCGACGAAAGGCGGTATCCAGTGGGAAAACGCCCTGGTCCGCGCTGTTCATGGTGGCTAGTAGCCAGAGATTAGCTGGCAACCTGAGCTTCTCAATCTCCTGACCGCACTCCACACGTAACCAGGCTTTGAACTCATCAGTTGGAAAGTCTGCATCGTACCTGCCGAGGCCCGTCGCATCCCGATCCAACAGAAGGAAAAGGTCCCCAAAAACGGCAGCGGCTGGAGCGCGGTTGAGTTCTTCTATGACAAGGAAGACCTCTTCATTCGGGCGGAGAATGGCCGCCCTGAGAGCGTGCGCAAAAGGTCCAGGTGAGAACTCGTAGGTTACATTGCCATCTCGAGTGACGGGCTTAAGCGCTCCTACAAAATCACCGTTCTGAAGATCCGGGTGGAAGACTGTCCGAATACTGTGCTTGTCGCCGATGCGCTCATTGACTGCATGGGTCTTGCCTGTTCCTGGCGCACCATAAAAAATCAGATTTTCCGCGCCTGTGACCGCTTCAGGATTAGCGGCATCTTCTTCGTGATCGACAAATCCAGGGGGAACATGGAGAGTGTCCATGTTCGCGACATAGTAATGAATAAACTCTGGTAGAAAGCAGCATGCATATCTGTTGTTTATCCGATCGAAATAGCGTCCAAAGCCGGTTTTGTACGCATCCGCGATGGCGTTCACGTTGGTGTAGCAAGTGTTCGGATTGGCATGGTTCAAATAAGCAGAAGTGTCCCAGGCGCAGATGACAGGGTCGTTGCCGGTTCCATTGTAAACTCCTAAGAGCAAGCACCGATGGTCGCCGTTCTTTCCTAGCTGAAAATGATCAGCGTGTTCTTCATAGTCTCTGTTTAATTGTATGCCTTTCTCGTCTGCACCGCGGTTTCGCCAATTTAGGTTTCGAAATGGGTAAATCTCGAGTGTCAGTTCTTCATTTGCTTTGCTGATTTCAGCAGTAAACCTGACATAGCTAGATCGTGGAGGAGGATCATGCCGTGTTAAGTTTACGGTCCAGCCAAGGGAACCCAAGGCCCCGTTCAGGATATCTTCCCACTGATCTGCCGTTGCACGATCAGGTTCGGGTCCATCGTATAGTTCCCCATTAGGGCGAGATTGCGTAGCCATGAAAACTGCCGTTGCTTGAGTGTCTTGGGATGGACACTAATCACATTTGTAGAACTTGGCTATCAGGTTTTGGTTTGGGATGGCGTTGTTGTGCATAGGCTGAAGGCGGCTGCATCTTGCGAATACAGCGTGGTAGCTACCACCGCCGAAGCCGCGCCGAAACGAAGATGTGAAGCGCCCCGGGTTTCCCGGAGGCTGGTTGGTTTGGGTTACGCGGCTCGCTGCTGCATGTCGAGCTGGCCATAGTGTGCGGCTTCCGCCTCTGCTGGCGGGAGGCGGTGTCAGCAAATTGTGTTGGCGCGAGGGCCTGGAGCGAGCAGCAGCCCGAGCGCATCAAGGTAGGAGCGGTCCGCGTTGTTCCGGGCGGCGTGCCATCGGCCGTAGGCAACAAGGTTATGTGAGGCGGGGCCGCAAAAAGGGCTGCGTGAAGGCTCGAAAGCGGGCAATCAGGGCGTTCACGGTGTTGATGTGGTGGCTTCGCGGGGTGCGCTTCGTCCTCCGCCCTGCGTTGAGCGCGAAGTGGGGGATACGCTCGTCCTTTGCGATACGCTCGTAGGTGGCGTGGCCGTCGGTGCAGAGCACCGCATCGGGCGCCATCACGGGTAGCAGGGCGCCGGTGATCGCCGCCTAGCCGGCGTCAGCGATGGCTTCGAAGGCACGGTGGCCGGGCCCGGTCCGTGGCTGCGAGCAGTTTCTTCTCCCAGGCCCGCCAGCCGCCTGGAGGCGCCGTAAAGGCGCCGCCGCGCCGCGGTAAGTCCGCCACCTCGGACGCGGTGGCGCAGGGTGGTTCGCAGGGTCGTCACGGTGCCGAACCCACTCCCACGAGCCCTTTCTGCTTTCGCGCTGGTGCGGTTCGTCGGCTTCGACGATGCCGGCAAGGGTGCCGTCTGTCTCTGGCGTCAGGGCGCCGATGATCGTCATGCGCCAGCGCCAGACGCTGTGACGCGACGCGCCCAGCACCTCGGCCCCGCGGCGGCAGGACATCGGCTGGGGCGCCTCGATCATGTCGCGCACAAGCGCAGCCACCAGGTCTGGGCGATGCATCCTGGCGAGCGGCGTGCCGCTCCGTCCCGACCAGGTCAACCGGCAGTTCGAGCGCCGCCATCGCTGTGCCCCCGTGCGCGTTCGGCCCCACCGACTGCGCTCGTCGGTGCCGCAGCGCGGGCAAGACGTTGCGGGACCGCCAGCCTCGGCGCGGGCATCGATTTCCAGGACGACCTCGGCCCGTTCGTGCGCCCCGGCCACCAACCCCTCCGCTTGCCGCAACGCGTATGGTGTCAGGCGGGCCAGAATGTGGCCAAACTCGGCCGGATCGAAATGGGAAATGGCGGGTCTCCTGGGATGGCGGGTATCTCGGACACTACCTACCCTACTGGAGAAGTAGAACAAAGGTGGAACTAACGCGGTTTGCTGACACCGCCTGGCGGGACATGTCCGATCGGCTAGGTCGCAAAACTCCAAGTCCCCGCCGTCGCGTTGAGTGGCTACACCGTACTGGGCATCGTCGTCACCGATCTCGCGGCATAGGTGCGTCCGGAAAAGGGGAAGAAAGTGGTTCACTCTCTTTGCAAAAGCGAGCCCTTCAGAGCGGCTCAATATTTAATCTCGTTAGCGCAGGACTATAGCTTGGGGCTGCTGCCGAGAAATCATAGGAACGTACGATTGTTCCTGAGTTCAATTTCGTCTTTTCGCAGCTTTGCCGTCTGGCCCACATGGATCGGATCCGTGGCATGGATACGTCGACCAACGTCACAAGATCCGCGGACAACGGAAAATCAAGGATATTGGAGCGCGTCACATGAAAACCGTCCCCAATGCTGCGCCAGTATTCAAGGAACACATCTGAAGCGACGATACCCAGGAACCGATAGAAGCTTTCACGGTCGTTGAAGCGGAAGATATGCACACCACTACCGGCCTGACCACGAACAGAAACGTAGTTGCGGGCAACGCTGCCGATGTAGAGTGCATGGCTCCCCCGATTGTCCGCCAGATCGCCCAGATGATAGGCAAACTGCTGATGTTGCAGGTACCGCGCCATTGCGCCCGAAGATGGTCGGATGAATTGGTCAGTTATTCGGTATTCTGTCACGTCGTAGAGTTCTGGGCTTCCTGCGAGAAAGCCCGCGCGTTCAGAAGTACTCCATCTGTAAAGCGGTGACGAGTAAAGGCGATGCTCAGTGTTTGCTAAAGCAGAAACGATAGTGCAGCGCTGGCTGTTTGCCTTGTTTGTATTATCGCTTTGGGGCTTACCTGATTTAAAAAGCGTATCAGGTATATTGTCGAAGTGACTCGCATAGACCGCAAATCTCCTAGATCGCAATTTGTTGCGCAAAGCCGCATAATCGCGACTGAAGGCGATAGATAGCGGAACAATGAAGTGCATAGCGGCAAGCGGTGCTGCAATCTCAAGGCAACGATCGAGAAAGTCTGCGTAACTATTCTTCCATTTTGCACCCTTTGGGTTGGAAACAAACGGCGGGTTACCGAAAAGACAAACGGGGCGGGAAGACTTTTCGCCTTGATACGTTAGAAAATCTTTATGTTCGAAATATGGCGTGAAATAGTCCGCACCTAGAGCGGAGTTGATAACAGAGAACTGACGCTTGGCGTAATCAAGAGAAGCAGCATTAATATCGACCAGGTGCAAATCAAGGTCGTGCATAGCCTCTAATGGAACGCCAAGATCGAGAAGTTTTCTAAGTAAAGCGAATACGAGGACACCGGATCCGCACGAGGGCTCTATAAAACGATGATTCCGGACAAGTGCGGTTGCCTGCTCAGGGCCGGATATATTGCTCGCGTCAAAAAACTGGTTCCAGAAGAATCGCGCAACGTCGACAGGGGTGTAATAGGAACCGGACAGCTTGCGTGCCTGCTCAGACTTGCATGGCGTGTAGTAGGCGAGATCGCGCTCGTCCTTTTCAGCTTGATGCATCACACGATCCAGAATCATTTTCGCGCCATCTGCAACCGCCCCTTCATACGAAAAAACGTTTGCCGGTTGTTTCTTGTCTTTTTGGAGTGGCGCGGCAATATTCATTACAGATGCTCGATGAGGTGGGAAACCATGTGCTTACCAAGTAGGCTGGGGACAGCATTACCGATCTGCTTCTGGATCGAACGCCGATTCCCGGCAAAGCGATAGCCTTCCGGAAAAGTCTGGATGGCAGCGATCTCGGGCACGCGTAAGCGGCGATTATTCCAATGGAATGGACCCACCCACGGTCCAGGCTGTGCGGCGATGGTTATCGATGGTTCGTCCGGATGAAGCTTATGTAGAAAGTTCCAGAAACGGCCACCTGTGCGGAATGTACGACCGTCATATCTCTCGAGTTTCGACAAAGCGATATAGTTCTTTCCAGCGGGCACGTGCACAAGTTCGTGGTAGTATGTGCCGGCGCTCGCATCTTCCTGCGGTTCGGCAAAAATGTCCTTATCGAATCTCTCGATGAAGGCACCAACGCCAACGTATGGTGTGAAGCCATTCATCAGTTCCGGCTTTGCCGGATCGCCATGGGTCGCGTGGGGCAATGGTATGGGTTTGTGGGCATCCTTAATGCCGAACACAAAGACACGCTTGCGTTTCTGCGGGACGCCAAAATCGGCGGCGTTCGCACGATACACCGTGCAAGCATAACCAAGCGCTTCGGCCTCTGCGATAAACTTTTCAAAAATCTTGATGTTTGTGGGGTGCCGGATGCTCTCCACATTTTCAAAAAGGAATCCGTTCGGCTGCAATTCTTGCACAGCGCGTAGATATTGCCCGAGCATATTGCGGGGGTCGTTTTCGATCAGCCGGTTGTCATTCTTGACCCAATAGCCGTTCTTGGAAAAAGGTTGGCATGGCGGACCTCCGATCAGGATGGTGGGTTGCCCATCGCGCCAGTGTCGAAAATCAATCGTTTGGACGTCGGCCTCGATGATTCCGTCTGAGTGAGCTGCCAGACTATTGAGTCGAAGCGTTTCGGCACTGTCCGGATCGTTCTCGACACAAGCGACAATAGAGGCACCGGCCTGTATCGCGCCGACGTCCAGACCACCGGCGCCCGAAAATAGACTTACGCAACGAACCACTCTGGCTGCTCCCTTCGTTCTTTCGCGCCTGTCATGACACATGTTAGTTTTATGCGCTCTTCGCGGCAACGGCGTCCGCGGAAGACAGGTGCGGTAGGTGCACTGCGCACCACACCACAGTTACTGTTTAGCTATATTTAGGGTGCGGCGCACCCTTCAATTTCTAGATATGGGCGTTTTTTTCACAGTTTGTGCTTGACGGCAACGGCTCAGCAGCAGCTTACCTCAATAATCCATGCAAGGCGTGCGTCACTCTGTGGTCGACGGAGGTGTCGTGGCTCGCGCAGAAGGTTCTGACCCGCCGCCTCCTCGACCGTGCCTCGTTCAGCTTGGCTGAGAGGTCAAAGTCCATGCTGCTGCCTCCACTCCACCGGGAATGGCTGTAGAAGCCGTGCCAGCAGCACCTCTGGCCCCTGCTTTCCGTCCAGGATCGCCTCGACAATGTCGGGTGCGAGCAGCGTAAGGCGCAGGACGCGGGTCATATAGGACGGCGCGATGCCTTCACGCCGGGCCAGCTCGCCGATAGTGATAAACTCCCCCGATTCCAGCAACCGCTTCCAGCGGAAGGCGCGGGCCAGCGCCTTGACGAGGGTGCTGTCTGTCCGGCGCGGCTGCGCGGCTCCTTCCGGCAACTGGATCTCCTTCCGACCGCCGCGCTTCACGACGCGGAACGGGACGCGGAGAGTCACGGTCTCGGGGATCGGTGCACGGCGTGTCATGCTGAAACCTCGATATCGCCGGCCAGCATCTCGCGGGCCAGACCGCCAAGACCGTCCACGCGGAGGCGGACGTTGAGCCCGTCGGCGCCGATATCGACGCGTTCGACCAGCAGCGCCACGATGCGCGCCTGCTCGGCAGGGAACAACTCGTCCCACAGCGGGTCGAGCTGCTGCAGGGCCGTCCGGGCGTCGGCCTCGGTGGTTTCGTCGGCGTGGCCGCGTGCCGCCTTCCACGTTCCTGCGACGATCTCCGGCTGGCGGAACACGACGCGCAACTGGTCGATGACGGCCGCCTCGATCTCGCCCGCGGGCACGCGGCCAACCGGACAAGAACCCGCGCCATGCTTCAGCACCGTCTGGCTGACATAGTAGCGGTAGAGCTTATCGCCCTTGCGGGTGTGGGTCGGTGAGAAGGCCGCACCATCGGGACCGAAGAGAATCCCCTTCAGCAACGCGGGCGTCTCGGCGCGGGTGCGCGCGGCGCGCTTGCGGGGGCTCTCCTGCAGGATGGCATGGACGCGGTCCCACGTCTCGCGGTCGATGATGGCGTCGTGCTCGCCGGGATAGCTATCGCCCTTGTGCACCGCCTCGCCGATATAAGCGCGGTTGTTCAGCATCCGGTAGAGGTATTTCTTGTCGATCCGGTTGCCGCGCGGCGTGAGGATGCCGCGCTTGCCCACCTCCCGCGCCATTTCCGTCCCCGAGCCGATTTCGAGGAAGCGCGCGAAGATCCAGCGGACATGCTCGGCATGCTCGTCGTCAATCACCAGCTTCCGATTCTCGACGCGGTAGCCGTAGGGCGGCACCCCGCCCATCCACATGCCCTTCTTCCGGCTGGCGGCGACCTTGTCCCGGATGCGTTCGGCCGTGACCTCCCGCTCGAACTGGGCGAAGGACAGCAGGATGTTCAGCGTCAGCCGCCCCATGGATGTGGTCGTGTTGAACGCCTGCGTGACTGAGACGAAGGTGACCTCGTTGCGGTCAAACACCTCGACCAGCTTGGCGAAGTCGGCCAGCGAGCGGCTGAGCCGGTCGATCTTGTAGACCACCACCACGTCAACCAGCCCGTCCTCGATGTCTTCCAGCAGCCGCTGCAGGCCGGGGCGTAGGAGCGTGCCGCCGGACAGGCCGCCATCGTCATACTGATCGCGGACCTGCACCCAACCCTCGGAGCGCTGGGAGGCCACGAACGCTTCGCAGGCCTCCCGCTGGGCATGGAGGCTGTTGAACTCCTGTTCCAGCCCTTCCTCGGAGGATTTGCGCGTGTAGATCGCGCAGCGCTGTTTGCGGACGATTGGTTTTGTCACGACCGTGCCCTCCTGCTTTTCAACCCGAAGAACACCCAGCCGTTCCAGCGCGTGCCGGTGATGGCGCGGGCGATGGCCGACAGCGATTTGTAGGGCCGCCCCTGCCATTCGAACCCGTCCGCCGTGACGGTGACGACGTGCTCGACACCCTGCCATTCGCGCAGCAGCCGTGTGCCCGTGATGGGTTTCAGGTCAGCGCGGATGCGGCTCTTCTTGCGATCGCCGCCGTCCAGCTGTTCACCGAGGGCTTCGAGCCGCTTCACCGTTTCCGGCTTCAGCCCGCCATAGGCAAGTTCCTGGATGCGGTAGGCCAGTCGGCTTTCGAGGTAACGCCGGTTGAAAGGCGGCGGCTCGCTGTCGAACAACTCGCGCCATTGCTGTTTCAGGCCAGGCGTCGGCGTGGTCTTCAGCGCCGCCAGGCGCGCCGGGATGGGATCGTGTTTGGTCATGCTGTTTCCTCGTGAGTCGGAGTTGCATGAACGCTCTGGTCGGCCGGATAGTGTAGGCGAATTTCTCCAGTATCCGCATATGGTTGCCCGCGGTCTCGCATGCGCAACCGAACCAGCCCAAGGGCCAGCATAGCGCACAGCTCGGCGCGGCGCTCGGCGGGGGGCATCTGGTGAGGAGGCAGCGGGTTCGAGCCCAGCCGCGGGTATGTCGGCGCGTTTCGCATGGGGACAACGCTATCGGTGCCGCCTCCGAAAACAATCCGATTCAAGGACTTGAGGGGGTTGTGCGTAAGCCCGCGCAGTCGATGGAAACTGGGTGTGCGGGTAGCTGCAGTGCTCCGAGAGCCGTCACCACTTGGCGTGAATGATGCTGTGAATAATTTGAGGTTGTTTATGTAAAACGACCCTGCTATTCTCTGTGAAAACAAGCGAGGCCCGATCATGCCGATTCCTAGCGAAGCCACCGTGCGTCCCATCCTTGACGACATCCGCGAACAGGTCGTCTCCGCGATCCAAGAGGCGTGGAAGGACTGGCTGGCCAGCGATTTCAACGGCGTCTGGCGTTGCAAACGCAGCCGTGCGAATTTTGTCTGGGAGCAGATCATCGAGCGCGCGAACAAAGCCCTGCTGGAACACGATGCCGTCCACATGATCCATGGCCAAGAAACGATAAAGTTTCTCGTTCGGGACACGGTGCTGTTTCGGTTCAAGAAGGCAGATGAGATGGGCCGCTCGTCGAATGTCGCCACGCAACTGGCGCTCGCTTTTCACGACCATGGCCAAGATTTGTTCGACCTGCCAGAGGTGCAGCGCGTCGAGGTCGTCTACAAGCTGAATCGCCTCGAAACGCAGCTCGAAGACATTTGCGTGGTCGCCCGCAATGGCGATCAGATTGCTTGGGAGTACAGCCTTCTGGATGCGGGCGAGGCCGCGGTTCCATTACCGATGCCCGCGCCGAAACCCGAGCGTCCTGCCACGGCCATCGTCAAACTCAAGGGCGCCGCGGACGACCGCAAGAAGCGTCAAGACTGATGCCTACCGGTTTCAATCAGGACCTGCTGCGGATAGCGCGGCAGGCGCGGGGGTGGAGTCAGACAGAACTTTCCACGCGCTCAGGGGTTTCTCAGGCCAATCTGTCGAAACTCGAAAACGGGCTGATCGGCCCTACCGAAGACGTTTTGAAAAGCGTCAGCGAAGCCTTGGGTTTTCCGGTCGATTTCTTCTTCCAGAACGACCGGGTCATTGGTCTGCCGATGAGCGTGCAATACCGGAAGCGGGCGAGCGTTGGGCAGAAGGCGATTGAGCGCCTGGAAGCCGAACTCAACATCAGGATCCTGCACATCCGAAGACTGCTCGATGCCGCCGAGCTGGAGCCGGAGTTGTCCCTTCCGCGTCTGGATGTCGACGAGTACGGCGGCGACCCCGAACGTATCGCCGATCTCATCAGGCGCACCTGGCTCGTACCTTCGGGGCCGATCCGGGAGCTTGTCGAATGGGTGGAACGAGCGGGGTGTATAGTCGTCCATTGCGACTTCGCCGCGCTAAAGGTCGATGGTTTCACGGTCCAGATACCGGACATGCCGCCATGCATCTTTCTGAATCGCAACATGCCCGCAGATCGGCAGCGGTTCAGTCTCGCGCACGAACTCGGGCATGTCGTTATGCATCAGGTGCCATCACCGGAAATGGAAGATGAGGCGAACGAATTTGCAGCGGCGCTGCTCTTGCCGGCACGAGATATCCGCCCCCAACTCGCCGGGCGGCGCCTCACGATCCAGAGGCTCGCTGCCTTGAAGCCTGTCTGGCGCGTGTCGATGGCTGCGCTTCTTTATCGCGCCAAAGTGATTGGCGCGATTACCGACAACCAGAATCAGTATCTCTGGCGACAGATGAGCTCTCTGGGCTACCGCAAAACGGAGCCGCCTGAACTTGATCTAAAGGCCGAAATGCCCACTGTCCTCCCGGAGATTATCAGGCTTCATGTAGAGGACCTTGGCTACGAAGTATCCGATCTCGCCCAAGCGCTCCGATCAAGCGAAAACGATCTGCGCAAGCTTCATCCGCTTTCCGAAACCACTCAGCGACTACGAGTGGTGAAGTAGACGCGATGGAACGGCTGCCGGTGTACAGCACGAAAGTCACGTCAAATCTCCCTTGCAAACCAGCGGATACGTCCAATGATATGGACCTCGTCGGCGGTCCGCTCGTACGGATTGTAGAAGCTGTTGTCGGAAATCACCTGCACCGCCGGTGGGTCGCTGTTCGGGATGTGCTCGAGCCGCTTGGCAACCAGCCCCATGCCGTCGTCCAGCACGAAGATGCCCGGCGGATTGGGCGCGCGGCGCGCCATGTCCACGAGCACTGTGTCCCCGTCGAGCAGCGTCGGCGCCATGCTGTCGCCTTCCACATGCATGATCCGCAGCTGGGAGGGGATGGCCTTCAGATTGTGGCGAATCCAGGATCGCCGGAAATGATAGGCGCGGTCGGCGCAGTCGGACTGGGCCTCCACGACGGCGCCGCCGCCCATGGACGGGCGCGGGCTGGCATGCGCGATGGACACGAACACCTCGTCGGGGCTTTCGATAAAGGGAGACGTCCCCTCGACCTCGCCGATTCCGTGGATCAGCCAGTCGCGGTCGACCTTGAGCACTGTGGCGACCTCGCCAAGCTTTTCAATGCTGGGGCGCGTCGAGCGTCCGCGAAGAATGTCGTAGACGAAGGAGCGGTTGACGCCGGCCATCTCGGCGACATGGGCGGGGCTCAGCCCAAGCTGGTACGCCCGGGCCCGGAGACGGTCGGCAAGAGTATGATGCACGGCCATGTTATCCCCAACACGATGTGGATTTAAAAGGATAAAACAGGATTGATCGGGTGCCGTCAAGCAGATAAGAACATAAGGTAAACATCCTATAGTGGAATCGGCGGAAGGGCAGGGAATGCATATCGAGAAGTTGTATTTCACGCTCCCCGAGATTCTCGACCGCTGGCGGATCACCGAAGCCGACCTCATCTACCTTGCCGAGAACGATCAGCTAAGGCTCTCCGTGCGCGTCTTCGACGTGCCGATCGAGTTCGGTGGCATCGAGGAGTCGCCTGAGGACGAGGCGTTCCGGGTGCCGTGGGAACAGACCCGCTTCAGCGGGCTGCTGGATCTGCATGCCTGTGATGTCTTTCAGCTTTTCCGATGCGGTGAGATCCACTCGAGCGCGTTCCGGACGCCCCGTGCCGACTATGCCAGAACCTTCGGCGATGCAGATCCTGTCTTCGTGCTGATCGGTGATTTGCTGCTAACACGCGAGGAACGCGATCGTTTCGAGATCGCGACCGGCTTTGCTGAGGGCGGAGCGCAGGCCGAGGCGCCCACCTTCATCCATTCGGCCGACTACCAGGAGGTGCGCTGCAACGGCGACCGCTTCAAGCTCGGGCCGATCCAGGCCGAGGTCGTCCGCGCGCTCCACGCGGCGGCTTTGGCGGGCGAGCCCTGGCAGAATGGCAAGGTCATCCTCTGCGGCGCCGGTTCGAAGAGCTTGCGCATGGCTGACGTCTTCAAGTCCCAGGCGAACTGGCGACGACTCATCCGCTCGGATCGCCGCGGCGGTTACCGCCTCGCCGTCGACTGAATCGCGCCGACCCCACGTCTGGTGGGGGATCGCGAAGGGGATGGGCGGGGGATGGTGGGGGATGCGATCCCCGCGGTCACGTCTCCGCCCTTATCCTGCAAGGGCTTTCTGATCCCCCGCCGTATCCCCCGCCAGTCCTGACGACATCCCACATCGCAATTGGGCAATATCCTCTCAACGACGCATGAGAGGAGACATCGAGGATGCAAAGGCATTGTTTGAATCAGAAGGAGCTGGCCCGGCGCTGGGGGATTTCACACAGGACGCTGGAGCGCTGGCGCTACACGGGTCAGGGGCCCGTTTTTCTCAAGCTGGGTGGGCGAGTGCTCTACCGGCTGGCCGATGTCGAGACCTTCGAGCAGAGCCAGCTTCAGCTTGCCCTGACGATCCGCAATGCAATCGCACGGGCTGAGCGATCGTCGCGACGGCTCACAGCCGATCCGGCGCGCGCCGCAAATCAGACCGCCGCCGTCCGGGGCGCGCATCGGGCATGCTGATGATGGCCGCGACCCATGACGAACGGCGGGCGGCCAAGCCGCGCCTCACCGACATCGACCTCTATGCCTGGATTGCGCAGGCCGAGGCCGGTGATGCCCTGATCTATCACTGCGGCTTTCTCGTGGTCGATGCGGATATAGCGATCTCGACGCTGCCTGCAGACCAGCGAAAGGTTCTTCGCGGCGTGGCTGATGCTGCGTTTCGGGCCGCCGAACAGGGCCTCGTGCACCTGGTGCAGGAGCGGCTGGGCACCGACCGCTTCGCCTACATCGCCATCGCCCGGCCCAGGCCGAAGGCCGCCGCCGCGTCGCTGTCCTCGCTGCTCCTCGAGGCGCAGGCAGCGTGACACCTCCATCCATCCAGACCCAACCCACAGATCAAGGAGGCACATTCATGCCATTTCCAGAAAACACCCCGAGCGTGAATGACATGCTCAACATGCCGACCGGCGAATTGGCGCAGATGCCGGTCGAGTTGCTGGCAGGCTTGCAGGCGGAGCTCGCGCATGCGGCCAAGCAGCTGAAATCAGCCACAGTCCGTTTCAATACAGCGCTGGAGGTGCGCTATGCCGCCCGCGCGGCTGAGGCGCGTCACGCTTGTGGCAAAGACACGGGCACGGTGCGACTGGCAGATGGCGATTACACGGTCGTGGCCGACCTGCCCAAGCGTGTCGACTGGGACCAGGAAAAACTGGCGCAGATCGCCCGGAACATTGCTGACAGCGGTGAAGACCCGTCCGAGTTCATCGACACCACGCTGAAGGTCAGTGAACGCAAATACGGTGCGCTGCCGGAGGCCTGGCGCAAGGGGTTCGAGCCCGCGCGCACGGTGAAGGTCGGTACGCTCAAGGTCACCCTTGAGGCGGGAGATGCGGCATGACCGGCGCGCTTCCTATCATCACCGCCGACCAGCGGCTGGCGGAAATCCGCGGCATCAAGGGCGTGATCTTCGGCCCCTCGGGGATCGGCAAGACATCGCTGCTCTGGACGCTGAAAAACGCGACCACGCTGTTTTTCGATCTCGAGGCCGGGGATCTGGCCATCGAAGGGCTGGGCGTGGATGTGATCCGCCCGCGAACATGGGCGGAATGCCGGGATTTCGCGGTGTTCATCGGCGGGCCCAATCCGGCGCTGCGCGCCGACCAGCCCTACAGCCAGGCGCATTTTGACGCGGTCTGCGCCAAGTTCGGCGATCCGGCCGTGCTGGAAAAGTACGACACGGTGTTCATCGACTCGATCACCGTGGCGGGGCGGCTGTGCTTTGGCTGGTGCAAGGGCCAACCCGAGGCCCATTCGGAAAAGACCGGCAAACCGGATGTGCGCGGCGCGTATGGCCTGCACGGCCGCGAGATGATCGCCTGGCTCACGCATCTGCAGCACACGCGGGCGAAGAACGTCTGGTTCGTCGGCATCCTCGACCAGAAGCTCGACGACTTCAATCGCAGGGTTTTCCAGCCGCAGATCGACGGCAGCAAGACCGGGCTCGAGCTGCCGGGCATCGTCGACCAGGTCATCACCATGGCCGAGTTCAAGGCCGAGGATAACACCCTTCAGCGCGGCTTTGTCTGCCAGACGCTGAATCCCTGGGGCTATCCGGCCAAGGACCGGTCGGGGCGGCTCGACATGCTCGAGGCGCCCCATCTGGGGCAGCTGATGGAGAAGATCCGCGGCCCGCTCCTCCCCGATGACCGGCGGCTGACCTACCAGGCCCCCGAACTTCCGGCGCCACCAAAGGCGCAGGCAACCACCAACTCCAACACTTCAAGCTGAAAAGGACGACCCCCATGTCTCTCTGGAACGATTTCAACGACGCGCAGTCCAACGCCAACGTCATCCCCAAGGGCACACTGGCCAAGGTGCGCTTGGGTCTACGCCCGGGCGGGTTCGACGATCCTGCGCAGGGCTGGACCGGCGGCTATGCCAAGCGGGCCGCCACGGGTGCAGTCTACCTCGATGCCGAATACACGGTGCTTGAGGGGCCCTATGCCAAGCGCAAGATCTGGTCGCTAATCGGGCTCTACAGCCCCAACGGGCCGAACTGGGCCAATATGGGCCGCAGCCTGGTGCGAGGCATGCTGAACTCGTCGCGCGGGATTTCCGACAAGGACAACTCGCCCGAGGCGCAGGCAGCGCGGCGCATCAACGGGTTTGCCGATCTCGACGGGATCGAGTTCATCGCCCGGATCGATGTCGGCAAGGACTCGAGCGGGGAAGAGCGCAACGAGATCAAGAGCGCGGTCATGCCCGATCACCGCGATTACGCGCAGCTCATGGGCCATGGCGCCGCGCCGATGGCTTCGGGCACGGCATATACGCCGCAATCTGCGCCGCCGGCACCCCAACCCCAGACGGCGGCACAGCTCCAAGGCGCGCCCGCGCAGCATGGACAGTACGACCAGACGCCTGCCGGGCCCGGCTTTTCCGGCCGCCCGAGCTGGGCCGAGTGAGGGGAACCGCCATGCGCCTTCGTCCCCGTCAGAAACTCTTTGTCGAGCGCAGCCTGTCTGCGCTAGGCCCCCGCGATAACACGCTCGGGATCGCGCCAACCGGTGCGGGCAAGACGATCATGCTCTCGGCGGTCACCGGCGAAAGGATTGGCGACAGCGCCGCCAAGGCCTGCGTGCTCGCGCATCGCGATGAGCTGACCGCGCAGAACCGTGAGAAGTTCGCTCGGGTCAACCCGGACGTGACCACCTCGGTGCTGGATGCCAGCACCAAGTCCTGGGCTGGCCAGGTCACCTTCGCCATGGTGCCCACGCTGGCTCGCGAGGCCAATCTGGCCGCCATGCCCAGGCTGGACCTGCTGGTCATCGACGAGGCGCATCACGCCGCCGCCGCCAGCTACCGGCGCATCATCGACCGCGTCCGGGATGCCAACCCGGACGCCCGGATCTTCGGGGTGACGGCCACGCCCAATCGAGGAGATCGCAAGGGGCTGCGCGCGGTCTTCGACAATGTCGCCGACCAGGTGAGGCTGGGCGAGCTGATTGCCTCGGGCCACCTGGTGCCGCCGCGCACCTTCGTCATCGATGTGGGCGTGCAGGAGGAACTGAAAGCCGTCCGCCAGACCGCGTCGGATTTCGACATGGGCGAGGTGGCCGAGATCATGGATCGCGCGCCGATCACCGAGGAAGTGGTGCGCCACTGGCGCGAGAAGGCCGGGGACAGACAAACGGTCGTGTTCTGCTCCACCGTGGCGCATGCCGCGCATGTGGCTGAGGCCTTCAACGCGGCTGACATCCCCACCGGCCTGATCCATGGCGATCTGCCGGGTGAGGAGCGCCGCAAAATACTGGCCGCCTTCGAGAAGGGCGACATCCGCGTCATCACCAACGTGGCCGTGCTCACCGAGGGCTGGGACCACCCGCCGACCTCCTGTGTCGTGCTGCTGCGCCCGTCTTCCTACAAATCCACCATGATCCAGATGGTCGGGCGAGGCCTGCGCACGGTCGATCCGGAGGAACATCCCGGTGTGGTCAAGACCGATTGCGTGGTGCTGGATTTTGGCACGTCCAGTCTGACGCATGGCACGCTGGAACAGGATGTCGATCTCGACGGCAAGTCCGGGACCTGCGAGGCGCCATCCAAGACCTGTCCCGCCTGCCAGGCCGAGATACCGCTGGCTGCGCGGGAGTGTCCGATCTGTGGCGAGGCGCTGGTCGACCCGGACGAGGACGTAAGCGAGAGCCTGGAAGGGACACTTGGCGGGGCGCTGTCCGGCTTCCTGATGACCGAAGTCGATCTGTTGAAGCGGTCCAGCTTCGAGTGGGTGGATCTCTTCGGCACCGAGGACGCGCTGCTGGCCACCGGCTTTTCTGCCTGGGGCGGTGTCTTCTGGCTCGACGTGCTGTGGTACGCCATCGGCGGTGCGCGCGGTGCGCAGCCCCAACTGCTGGGCGTCGGCGAGAGATCCGTGTGTCTGGCACAAGCCGACGACTGGCTCAATGATCATGAAAGCGACGAGAGCGCCTTCAAGACACGCGGCTGGCTGACCCAGCCTGCCACCGAAAAGCAGCTGCAATATCTCTCGCCTGAGGCGCGCAGCGACTATGGCCTCACGCGCTACAAGGCGTCGGCGCTCATGACCTTCGGGTTCAACAAGCGCGCGATCCGCGGGCTGATCCTGAGCGCGGCCCCGACCGCGCGGGAGGCTGCGTGAGCCATGTCGCGCAAATCTCATACCCGCCCGCAGAGGCTGCGGACCCATCGGGCCGTGATCGGCTCTGGCACTCGCGCGGCGCGCTCTGCGCCGTCTGCACCTCCCGCACCCGCGGCTTTGGCTGGTTCGATCCCCACCAACCCCGCGCAAAGCGCACATACCGCTGGTTCTGCTCGATGCCGTGCCAGTCGGCCTTCACCCGTAAAGCATCGAGAGGACTGAGCATGGTCGATTTGACCGAAGAAGAGCACATGGCGATCTTGGGCAGCCTCAAGCCCGTGGCGCGACAGATGGAGACCTATGGCTGGGAAACCCGTCTGTCGGAGCTCACGGAAGTGCAGGTGCTTTGGCTGATCGAAACTGCGGTGCAGGAATTTCGTGAAGCCATGGCTGAGATCGCCGCGAAGTCGGAGATCCCGTTCTGATGCTGGACTACAACCATCGCCCCAGCTTCGCCGAGCGGGTCAACGAGACCATTGATGCGGCCCTGACCGCCGAGAATGCGGCAAGAACGCCCCGTGACTACCTCGGCGGCTCTCGCCTTGGGCAGGCTTGCGAACGCGCGCTGCAATTCGAGTTCACGGCCACGCCCAAGGACGAAGGCCAAGAGTTTTCGGGCCAGCTTCTGCGCATCTTCGCCATCGGCCATGTGCTCGAGGATCTGGCGGTCGCCTGGCTGCGGGCGGCCGGGTTCGATCTCTACACTCGCAAGGGCAACCGCCCCGATGGCGGCCAATTCGGCTTCTCGATCGCGGGCGGGCGTATCCGCGGCCATGTCGATGGCATCGTTGCCGCCGGACCCGAAGGCTTTGGTCTCGCCGTTCCCGCGCTCTGGGAATGCAAGACCATGAACGCGAAGAACTGGCGCGCCTGCGTCAAGGACGGTGTGACCAAATCCAAGCCCGTCTATGCCGCCCAGATCGCGGTCTACCAGGCGTATATGGAGCCCTCGGTGCCCGGCATTTCCGCCGCGCCCGCGGTCTTCACCGCGATCAACAAGGACACGGCCGAGCTGCACCACGAGCAGGTGCCTTTCGATGCCGCGCTTGCGCAGCGCATGTCCGATCGCGGGGTGCGCATTCTGCAAGCCACGGATGCGGGTGAATTGCTGCCGCGCGTCGCGCAAAATCGCGACTTCTTCGAGTGCCGCTTCTGCCCGTGGGCGGAGCGCTGTTGGGGGGGGAGCGGCGTCTCTGGAAACGGTGAGGCGGAGCAGGAAAGGCGCCAGTGGCGCGATTCCCCGCCGAACGGGGAGCGTTTCAGCCGCGAACGGGCGGAGCCCTCGCCATGAGCGACACTCCCGAGGATCCGCCCGAGACAGGCGACATGCGGAAGGAGGCCGACATGGCGCAGGATGACGACCGCCAAAATGAGAGCGATAAGGACTGCGACGAGGGCGCGCCCAAGGAAAACCTGGTTCATTTCAACCCCTGGCGCGATTTCAACGACGCGGCCCCCGAGATCGATGTGTTCGGCGACGAGCCTGACCCTGAGCAGATCGCGCAGTTCATGGAGGTGGTGTTCGGCTACTCGGAGGGGCTGATCCCGGTGCGCAGCTTCATCGACAAGGGCCAGGGCATCGATGGACGCCCGCACAACATCTGGATCGATGCCGATGACGCCGTGGCCGACAAGATGGCCACCTTCGCGACATGGGCCGCGCGCGAGGGCGCGGCGGTCTATGTAATCCCCGGCACCGTGGCCGAGCCCGGCCAGGCCCGCGCGGCGGAAATCCTGCAGATGCAGACTGTGGTGGTTGATCTCGATACCGGCGATATCGCAGCCAAACGCGCCCATCTCGAACGCCACCTTGGCGCGCCCACCATGGTCGTGGAAAGCGGCGGGGTGACGCCCGAGGGCCAGCGCAAGGCCCATGTCTGGTGGAAGCTGACCGAGCCCGCCGAGGGCAGCGACATAGCCCGCGTGACCCGCCTGCGCGGCGGCATCGCGGCCAAGGCCGGCGGCGACATGCATTTCCGCTCGGCGCACCAGCCGATCCGGGTGGCGGGCTCGGTCTATTACAAAAACAACCTCAAGACGCAGGTGCGCATCGTCGAGATGAACGCCGATCATGAGCGCGATCTGGCCGAGTTCATCGAGGCCGTCACCGAAATGCCGCCTGCGCCGGGCGTGTCGCTGCAGCCCGAGTTCGCCCATCCCGACAAACCCGCCGTCGACGAGGTGCTGGTCACCCCGGTGCGCGAGGGCGCCGCCGATGACTGGTCGCGCTTCGAAGGAGCCTCGGCCGCGATCGGCCATTTCATCCGCATGGTCCATGAGGGCCGCCTGTCGAAGGACGCGGGCTGGGAAGGTATCTGCGGCTACAACGCGGCCATGCTGCGCCCTGAGTGGTCCGTGGAACGGCTCAAACGCGAGTCCGAGCGGCTGTGGGCGCTGCATGTCGAGAAGAATGGCCCCCCGCTGGTGCGGCTCGACAGCGGCGCGCCGTCACCGGACGAGCTGCCCGCCTTCAGCCTCGGCGCGCTGCTCGACGACACCAGCCCGATGCCCGCGGATATCATCGCCCCGCGCGTGCTCACGCCCGGTGGTCTGCTGGTGCTGGGCGGCGCGCCCAAGGTCGGCAAGAGCGATCTGCTGATCTCCTGGCTTGTGCACATGGCCGCCGGTCAGCCGTTCCTCGGCTTCACGCCGCCGCGCCCGTTGCGCATCTTCTATCTGCAAGCCGAGATCCAGTACCACTACCTGCGCGAGCGCCTGCGCCAGATCGCCCTGCCGCCCGAGATACTCGCCGCGGCGCGCGACACATTCGTGGCCACGCCAAAACTGAAGCTGCTGCTCGACGACGAGGGCAGCGTGCAGGCCGCGCGCGCGATCCAGACCGCCTTTCCGGAGGCACCGCCGGACATCATTTGCGTCGACCCGATCCGCAACCTCTTCGATGGCGGCCCCGACGGCGGCGGCGAGAACGACAACACCGCCGTGATGTTTTTCCTCAAGCACCGGGTGGAGGTGCTGCGCGATCATATCGATCCCGAGTGTGGGGTGATCCTCGTCCACCACACGCGCAAGCTTTCCAAGCACCAGGTCAAGGAGGATCCGTTTCTGGCCCTGTCGGGCGCCAGCGCGCTGCGCGGCTTTTACACAACCGGCCTGATCCTGCACCGCCCCGACGAGGATGCGTCGGAGCGCAAGCTAGAGATCGAGTTGCGCAATGGCCCGGCGCTCGAGCCCAAGCTCATCGACAAGCGCGGCGGCGAATGGGTCGAGATCAACCCGATGAACGAGCGGCTGGTTCGGGCGGAGGCCGGTGCCAAACACGACGCTGAGCGGGATCGAAAGGGTGGTGTGATCGTCCATCTTGTCAGCGAGCAGGCTGAACAGGGAAAGATGTTCACGCTGAGCCAGTTCGCGGCCAAGTTCGAGAACAAGGGCAGCCTCGGCGGCCAGACAAGCATCCGCGAACGCCTGCATGTGCTTGCCACCAAGGGCTACGTGAAGTTCGTGCGAGGTGAACAGGTCAGGGAGCTCGGTCTCAAGCGGGACCGATCCAAGTTCGGATATCTCTGCGTCAGGGACATGCGACTTCGCACCGACCGGGAATTGGTCGACAGCGAGACCGGTGAGGTGAGCCCGGCCTTCGTCCGGGTGCTTCCGTCCGACTACATGTGCCCGCAATCCGGAGCTCTCTTGCCGGTCGAGAACCCGGAAGTCTGGGTCGATCAGGACGGGGATGACACATGAATCCGGCATCCGAAACGCGCCTGTTCCAGAACACGGAAGATCCGTGTTCTGGCCAGAACACAGCCCGTGTTCTGGAGCGCCGTGTTCTGCGTTCTGGAATTCTAAAAGCGAAATCAACGGGTTGCGCCAGAACGCAGAACACAGACCGCTGCATTCCATTTGCTCATCCGCGTTCTGGAATTTCCGATTTAGTTTCAGGCTCTTACGCCAGAACGCAGAACACGGAATTTTCTACCCTAAGGGGTAGGTGTCCTCCCCGCTCAAGGCGGGGGAGGCCACCACCTACCCCTGGACGATTTCTTGGGCCGCAGTCTTGCCCTGAGAACCATCCGACGACGGCGGCCGGTACCGCCAAGCATCAACCGCCGTCGTCTTCCACCCGAGCAGCCCACCAGAAGAGGAGACCACTCATGGCTGATACGACTCTCGCCAGCGCCGCAGCCGGCGCAACCCCCGAAACGCACATCCCGTCCGCGGCCGATCGCACCATCCTCGCCCTTGATCTGGGCACCACCACCGGCTGGGCCATTCGTGGCTATGATGGCCTGATCACCAGCGGCACTGCCAGCTTCAAGCCTGGCCGCTACGACGGTGGCGGCATGCGCTACCTGCGGTTCACCAACTGGCTGACGGAACTCGACCAGTTGTCAGGGCCGATCGCCACCATCTGGTTTGAGGAAGTCCGGCGGCACGCAGGGACCGACGCCAGCCACGTCTACGGAGGGCTCATGGCCACGCTGACCGCGTGGGCGGAACTGCGTGGCGTGCCGTACGAGGGCGTGCCCGTCGGCACCATCAAGCGCCACGCTACCGGCAAGGGCAACGCCAACAAGCAGGCGATGATCGACGCGGCGCGCAGCCGCGGGTTCTCGCCCGCTGACGACAACGAGGCCGATGCCATCGCCATCCTGCTCTGGGCCATCGAAACGCAGGGAGGTGTGGCATGAGCGGCATGCGGTTCGCCCCGAAGGGGTATGGCGGCCACCGCCGCGACCCCGAGCAGGTCAAGCGCGACGGCTGGCATGAGCAGCACATGCTGGCGGTCTCGCTCGATGACCATCGGCTCACCTGGCCAGAGCGGGAACTGGTGCGGCAGCTTGGCGAGCGTCTGTACGGCAAGCTCCCCGCCGTCCGGGAGGTGCGCCATGACTGACTGGACCACAGGGCGCGTACAGGACCGGCTGGAGCTCGCGGCGGACGTGTTTGCACAATTGCCCGCGGTGAAGCCCACCGGGTATTTCAACGCCTGGCCCGAGTATCTCCACAGCTTCGCCGATCACGTGGGCCAGGAGCCCGAGATGAAACGTCCGCGACCCAGCGCGCGCATGATCACGCAGGCCGAAGAGGCCATGCTCTGGCTGCGTTGGCTGGAGAAGGGCGACGCCCGGATCGTCTGGCTGCGCGCCAACCGCAAGCCCTGGAAGAAGATCACCTGGGAGATCGGGTTGAGCCGCCCGGCGGCCAATCGCCACTGGCAATACGGCGTCGCGTTGATCACCTGGCGGCTCAATGGGCGCGTGCCGTCGTCGAAGCGATCGCGGCGCTTCGTGGTCGAGAACGCCGACCGGCTGTCAAGGAAAATCATCCTGTGAGGGAATTTTCGGAGAGACATCCGAGAGGGTTTCACGGATCGGCTTTGAGGCCTACAAACAGGGTATGATCGCACGAGACGTGACCGGCGGGATGATGGCTTGCACCGCTGGATTCCGGGATCCAGCCGCACGCCAGTTCGGCGGGCAGACGAGGTTGAAAGGCGAGACAGCTCGAAACAGAGCAAACACCCACCGCTTGACCGGAAAAACTGTCTCCGCCCAGCCGCAAATCTTGGGTTGTACGGTTCCTTTTCGGGCCGAAACGTATGCTGGGGGGCGAGGCGCGCAATTTCGCTAGCGTCAGAGCGGTTTTTTTGGGAGTCCACCCCGGTCGGGGTCCACCCCTGAAACCAGAAATAACCACGCAATAACAGACGCTTGGAAGGTGGACTCCGGGTGGATACCTGAGCCGTGGGAGTCCACTGGATTCCGCGCCGGTGGAGTCCACCCCGGCGCTTGCTGCCGACCGCGGTGATGCCCGTCGCGTCCGACGCCGCCGAACTGCACTCATCGACAACCAGGAGAGCAACCCCATGTTATCTGCCGTCACTCGCAACCCTCCGGCACATCTGGTAGCCGGGCCGGCAGGGATTGCCAGAGAGATCGTGCATGCGCGTGGAGCCACAGACCGAGCCCAATCAGATTTCCCGCGGGATCCTCACGATCTGCGCGGGCGTGGCGTTTCTGGTGGCGAACGACGCCATCGTCAAGGTGCTCACGGACCGCTACGACCCGGTGCAGATCATCTTCCTGCGCAACCTGATCGCGGTGCCGATGATCGCCGCGGCAGTGCTGATCCTGCGGGGACCGCATGCCCTGCGTACGCGGCACCTTGGGCTGCACGCGGCACGTGGGCTGCTGATGCTGCTCGGCGCCTATCTCTATTTCATCAGTCTGAGCTTCATGCCGCTGGCCGAGGCGACGACGCTGATCTTCTCGGCCCCGATTTTCATCACAGCGCTTTCGGTGCCGCTGCTGGGCGAGGCGGTGGGCTGGCGGCGCTGGGGGGCTGTCCTGCTGGGCTTCGTCGGCGTGCTGATCGTGGTGCAGCCGGGCGCGGCCGGGTTCCAGGCGGCGTCGCTGCTGCCGGTGGGGGCGGCGCTCCTCTATGCGCTGTTCATGATTTCCGCTCGATGGATCAGTCCGGGCGAGGGTCTCTGGACGATGATGCTGTTCGTCGCGCTGTTCCCGATGATCTACGCCGCGCCCTTCGCGCTGTGGGCCTGGTCGCCGATACAGGCCGGCGACCTGTGGCTGTTCGTCGCCATCGCGATTCTGGGGAGCCTCGGGATAACGCTGATCGGACAGGCGTTCCGACTGGCGCCAGCCGCGGTGGTCGCACCTTTCGACTATACGGCGCTGATCTGGGCCACGCTACTGGGTTGGCTGATCTGGGGCGACCTGCTGGCCTTCTGGACCATCGTGGGAGCCCTGATCATCGTTATGAGCGGCATCATCATCGTCCTGCGGGAGGCCGCTTCGCCACGGTGAGCGGCTGCGTGCAAGGCGGAGGGCTGGGGCAATGACCCTCGCTTTCGCCCCCGAGCGGATCAAGCAGTGGCCCCTTGCCGAGCTCCAGCCATATGCCAAGAACGCCAAGCAGCACGGCGCGGATCAGGTTGCCAAGCTTGCCGCCAGCATGGCCGAATTCGGCTGGACCGTGCCCTGCCTCGTCGCCGAGGACGGCGAACTGATCGCGGGCCACGGCCGCGTGCTGGCCGCGACGCAGCTGGGGCTGACCGAAGCGCCGGTCATCGTGCTGGGCCACCTGACCGAGGCGCAGCGGCGGGCGTATCGGATCGCAGACAATAAACTCACCGAACTTGGTACCTGGGACGAGGCGCTGCTGTCTGCGGAACTCAACGAGTTGCTGGCCGAGGATTTCGACCTGTCGCTCGTGGGGTTTTCCGACGGTGAACTGGACAAGCTGCTGGCCTATGTCGCGGACAGCGACGAGGAGGCGGGCGGCGACGGTGGCTCCGCGCCGCCGGTGGTCATCCCCGAACCGCCGCGCAATCCGGCGTCGCGCACCGGCGATCTGTGGATTCTCGGCGATCACCGGCTGCTCTGCGGCGACAGCACATCCCACGAGGATGTCCGCCGCCTGATGAATGGCGAGCGCGCGGTGCTGTTCGCGACCGACCCGCCCTATCTGGTGGATTACGACGGCTCGAACCATCCGACGCGCAATAAGGACTGGTCGCAAAGCTACGGCAATACCTGGGACGACAGTTCGCAGGGCGCGGAGCTCTACGACGGGTTCATTTCCGCGGCTGTGGCCGAGGCGATCACCGAGGATGCCGCGTGGTATTGCTGGCACGCCTCGCGCCGCCAGGCGATGCTGGAGGCCTGCTGGGAAAAGGCCGGGGCCTTCGTGCATCAGCAGATCATCTGGGTGAAGGACCGCGGCGTCCTGACCCGGTCGCATTACCTCTGGAAACACGAGCCCTGCTTCATGGGCTGGCGCAGGCCGAACCGCCCGCCGAAGGTGGCCGAGCAGACGCTGCCCTCGACCTGGGAGATGCCCAGCTTCACAAAGGACGAGCGCCCGGACCACCCGACGCCGAAACCGCTCGACGCGTTCGGCATCCCGATGCGCCAGCACGTGGCGCGCGGCGGTGTTTGCTACGAGCCGTTCGCTGGTTCCGGCTCGCAGATCATGGCGGGCGAGGCCAATGGCCGCCGCGTCTTTGCGATGGAGATCAGCCCGGCTTATGTCGATGTCGCCGTGGAGCGCTGGCACGCGGAGACGGGCGGGGACGCAATCCTCGACGGCGATGGCCGGACCTTCGCGCAGGTGAGAGCCGAGCGGCTGGGCAACGACGCCGAAGCCGCTGCGTGATGGCGGACTACTACAACGATGCCGATCCCGCGGCCTGCGCATGGCTGCGGGAACTGATCGCGGTCGGGCTCTTGCCTGCTGGCGACGTGGACGAGCGCTCCACTCTCGAGGTGGAGCCCGACGATGCAGGAACAACTTGAGGTGTCGCATCGCCAGGCTAGGCGAGCCGAAGGTCTGGAATTACTTTCGCTTCCCTACCACTGCACCAATCGACACGCCGATAAGCCCAAAGGCTATTACGATCACGAAGTCCAATATCCACGCAACGAAAAGAGCAGGAATCCAGCCGAGCCCCAACCCGAGGAAAAAGCCGAACTGCCCCATGGCGTAAATCCAGCCGATAAAGAAAATGATGACGCCGATGATGGTCAATTTAGTGCCCTTCCTGCCCATTTACTCTGTGAGCGATTAGTTTTCGGAAGGCTTGCAGATAAGCCTTGAGAATGTCTTGAAGCGAGGCCTCTGTAACGCCATGAGAGATGTTGACGTCAAATCGCAACGCATAGCCATCGTTTAAAGTCAGTAATGGACCTATTGTCTCATGCGCATTCCAGTGTCCGGCAGCTGTTGCAAATCCTGCATAAGGGTAACCAACCTCCCCATACAGGGTCAGTGTTTCACCGGCATGATCGAGGAAGATATTGAACGCATAGGCGCCATCCTCGATTTCGACCTTTATGGCTTTGGTCAATCCCTTAAAGTTTTCTGTAGATGCTTTGGGGTAAATGCCGCGAACGACAAATAGGATTTCATTTAGATTGGATGAGATAATCGTTGTTTCGCCCATTACATCCTCACCACGTCAGATTCTGACAGGCTCATTTCGGTCAGGAATTTTGGCAGGAAAGCGACCCAAATTTCTGCGAGACGATGAAGCGTCTTCGCAGGAAGCCCGCCGGAAATGAAGCAGTGATGCTTCAGAATGGCCATATTGCCTTCGGGAGAATATGTGAATGTCATGTAGGATTTCTTGGTGTTCCACTTCAGGATGTCCATGTCGGTCCATCCGTCACCAAGCTTGACGGCGGACAGGAAAGTCAGAACACGCCCATCTGATGTGAGTATGAAGGCAGAGGTTCCACGACGAACCCTGTAGCGCTGCATGGGCGTGTCACCCATCATTCGCTCTTCCATGGGCTCCACTGCAAAGCCTTGGGCACGCAAGAAACTTGCGGCGTCATCGAGGGAAAATACAATTGAAGGCTTTTGTCGAAAAAACTTCGATAAGACCATGAGAAACACAAAACTCCTTATGTTGCCGAGTCGCTCTTTCGTCGGACGCGCGAAGCTCGAACTTTCCAAGACAGTGCGCACAATCCTGCGACGCCCACAAGCCTTTGCAGTCGTTGAGTAAAGGCATGAAGCAGTCCCGCCTCATGTCGCTGGCCGAATCCGTCGCCAACGTGGTCGTCGGCTACGGCGTTGCCGTCGTCACGCAGATCCTGATCTTCCCGGTCTTCGGGCTGCACACGACGCTGGCGCAGAACCTGAAGATGGGCGCCATCTTCACCGTCGTGTCGATCGCGCGTTCCTTCGCCCTGCGGCGGCTGTTCGAGGCGATCCGGGTGAGAAATTAGGGATCTACAACCTGCGACGTCGGCACACCGCGCCGGATTGCTGCCTGCTGGAGTCGAGGCCACGTCGCGTCTGAGATCGGCGTAACGATGTAGCCGTGATCAACGTCGCCCAGCAATGCCGAATGGGCAGCGGGGCCCGCTCGCCAGTAGACACCAATCAGCGCGCAGAGGGCAGCATCAAGCTTGTCCTGATCGGACTTCCGAGGTTGAGCGGCGTTGCGCATCAGATGGGCCCATTCGGCAAGGCCCAGCACATTGAAACGCTCGGCTGAACGCTCGACCACGCGGGCCACCGCCTGCCAATCTTCCAAGCGGAATTTCTTCCGGTTCTGCGGATTGTACTTCGGAGCACGGAGCCGCTGAGCAAAGCCGTCGTCGAGCGCGGGAAGAGCCAGCGCGGGGAATACTTCGATAAGGAAGTGGCCAGCAGACGCAGTCCGCGCCTGAATAGGATCCTCTGTCGCGTCGAGACCGGAAATGAAAGACCAAATCGGCGAGTCGTCGCAGAACATGCCGATCTTGCTGCGGTTGGCTGGCTGAACGCCACCGCCGACAAAAGAAACGAGGGACGCAGCGACTTTGTCCACCGGGCGGCTGCCCGCGGCATTGGGCACGACCGTGGGCTGATCAAGTGCAACGAGGCTGACGGCGAAAGCCTTGCGGAGCTCGTCGATAAAAATGAGAGCCTGCGCGAACGAGACCAGCCGCGGTTCGTGGAACTGGACTTGGCCGTGGTCATCAAACGCCACGGCACAGATCGCGCCCGGCGCCTTCGGGGCATCGGTCCACGCCGAGTCGAAACCGAAAATGACCGTGCTGCTTTGCGGGTTCACGAATTCCATGTGGTCCTCCGCAAAGCAGCATAGTCAAAGGATGCAAGAAATGCAGTCGCTTACTTGTTTAGCTTGTACACCCTTCCGCGGCCCTCGACCTTCTCGGAGGTAACTTCGAGGCTGAGCTTCTTCTTCAGCGCTCCGGACATGGCGCCTCTGACGGTGTGCGGCTGCCATCTCGTTTCGGCGACAATCTCGTCGATGGTCGCGCCGCCCTCGGCGCGGAGCATCTCGATCAGCGCGTCCTGCTTGGTCCCGCTGCGGCGGCGCACGGGCTGCGGTGTGGCCTCGGGCTCCGGCTGGTCGTCGTCCTGCGCGTCGGGCGCGTCCGATATCCCGAGGGTTTTGTAGGCCAGCGGGGTGGCGCACAGGGTGATCGGTCCGCGCTCTTCATCGTGCCGCCAGACGGTGTTCAGATCGGTCGCTTCAATCTCTTCGACCAACCCATGCTTCAGGAGGCTCTTGCAGACATTGCCGACGGCGCCGCCCTTGAGGCTGGTGGTGACGGGAAACACGGCTCCATCGTCGCGCGCGCAGGCGGCGGACAGGATGACGGATTGGGCGTCGGATAGCTGGATCTGGGTCATGGATGGGCTCCGGTTTGCGAGCAACGCGGGATGCGATGCCTTCTACCGAGACAAGCCGGCCACATGGGCGGGCTGGCCGTTGAGGGATGGCGCGGTTCAGTCAGCGGCTTCCATGCTGGCCATCACCGCGAAGTGCTGAACCCAGCCAGTGAGGTACGGCAGTCCCTCGGGAATGCCGTCCTCGCGCTCGGTCCGGCGGCTGATGCGCCAGTCCTGCCATGTGCGGATGGCGGATTTGAGGGCGGTCTCGCTGTCGATGCCGCAGTCCGTCATGTTGCCGATGACGTCGTCGGAGAAGTAACGGCCCATGCGGCTGTCGAGAAAGTCGCGGATGCCGATCATCTCGTCCTCGCTGTCGGCGCCGATGGTGGCGGCGATCTGGGTCGAGGCCAGTGTCCAGACCTCGGCGCTGCGGCGATCGCGCAGTGGGCAGCTGGTCAGGGTGCCGAAGAAGCCGTGGTCTTCGTTGCGGCTGGGCAGGATGGGATGCGTGGTCATGGCGTGGCTCCTTTCGCGTGTGGTGGCGAGGCCCGCGGGCCCCGCGCGTGTGGCTCAGGCGGCGCTGGCGGCTTCCAGCGTGGCGATGTGGTGGCGCAGGGTCGCGGCTTCCTCGCGGGCGGCGTCGGCCCAGAAAGCGGCGCGGGCGCTGCAAGCTTCAGCGAGACGCTCGGCGTCATGCTGCGTGAAGCGGTTGACCTTGTGCGCGCGGCCATGGCCCGTGCAGGTGGCGCAGTGCTTGTCGCCCTCGGGTGTGAGGATGAAGGTCATCGGGGCAAAGTCGTCGATCACGATCCAGTTGTGCGCGGCGATGGTCGTGCAGCCGCTGGGGGCGAGGAGGCTTTCGATCTCGTCGGCGGTGGCGCGGAAGTCGGCGATCAGGTTTGCGGCGGGGTTGGTCATGGTGTGGCTCCGTGTGGTGAGTTGCATCGTCCTTGTGGATCGAGGTTCGCTCCGGCGCGGAAGCTTATCAACTCAATAAGCACATGATTTGGAATGATAATCGGAGCGCGGGATGGACGGGCTGAGCGAACGCCAGTATGCCGCGCGCGTCGGCCTGTCGCGCGGAGCGATCCAGAAGGCCAAGGATGCCGGGCGGCTGGTGCTGCACGCTGATGGCAGCATCGACGCGGAGGCGTCCGACAAACGTCGTGCTGAAACGACCGATCCGTCGAAATCCCGCGCCGCGCCCAAGGCGCCCGCGGCGCCCAAAGCAAAGCTGAAGCCGGTCCCCGAGGCCGCCGTCAGCGCCGTGAGCGATACACTGCGCGAACAGGGCATGCCGGCGCCCGCGCCCAGTGGCGGCATGACCTACCTGCAGGCCAAGACCGCCAACGAGACGATGAAGGCGCAGGAGCGCCGCATCCGGTTGCAAAAGCTGAAAGGCGAGCTGGTCGACAAGGCGCGCGCGGAAACGCTGATCTTCCGGCTGGCGCGCGAGGAACGCGATGCCTGGGTGACCTGGCCCGCGCGCGTGGCAGCCCTCATGGCCTCGGAACTGGCAGCCGCCCTGGGAGAGGGGATCACGGTGGAGGCGGCGGTGATGCAGAAGGTTCTGGAAGCCCATGTCCGCGCCCAACTCGACAGCCTCGCCGATATCCGCAGCGGCCTTGGATGAGGGTGTCGCAGGCTTTGATGGCGCGACGGACCTGCTGCGCGCCTGGTCGCGCGGCATCCGGCCCGACCCGGACCTCACGGTGTCGGAATGGGCGGACCGGCATCGCTGGCTGTCATCGCGTGCCTCGGCGGAACCCGGGCGCTACAAGACCGCGCGCACGCCCTACATGCGCGAGATCATGGATGCGCTCTCGCCGGTCAGCCCGGTACAGCGGGTGGTGTTCATGAAGGCCGCGCAGGTTGGCGCCACGGAAGCGGGCAACTGCTTCATCGGGTTTGTCATGCACCACGCGCCGGGGCCGATGCTGGCCGTCCAGCCGACGGTAGAACTGGCCAAACGCAACTCGCGCCAGCGGATCGATCCGCTGATCGAGGAAAGCCCGGAACTGCGCGACCGGGTCAAACCGGCGCGCGCGCGCGACGCGGGCAACACGATGCTGTCCAAGGAGTTCGCGGGCGGCATCCTGATCATGACCGGGGCCAACTCGGCGGTGGGGCTGCGCTCGACCCCGGCGCGGTACCTGTTTCTCGACGAGGTCGATGCCTATCCGGCCTCGGCCGACGAGGAAGGCGATCCGGTCAGCCTGGCCGAAGCGCGCTCGCTGACCTTCGCCCATCGGCGCAAGGCGTTGTTGATCTCGACGCCCACGATCCGGGGGCTGAGCCGCATCGAGCGGGAGTTCGAGGCCAGCGACCAGCGGCGCTATCACGTGCCGTGCCCACACTGCGGATACGCGCAATGGCTGCGCTTCGAGCGGCTGCGATGGGAGAAGGGCCAACCAGACACGGCAACGTATCACTGCGAGGGTTGCGACGCCGCAATCGCCGAGCACCACAAGACGACGATGCTGGCGGCGGGCGACTGGCGCGCGACGGCAGAGTCGGAAGACCCGCACACGGTGGGGTATCACCTCTCGGCGCTCTACTCGCCGATCGGCTGGCTTTCATGGGCGCGGATTGCGCGCGCGTGGGAGGCGGCACAGGGCAATGACGAGGCCATGCGGGCGTTTCGCAACACGATCCTTGGCGAGACCTGGTTCGAGACCGGCGAGGCGCCCGACTGGCAGCGGTTGGCCGAGCGACGGGAAGACTGGAAAGCGGGCACCGTGCCTGCGGGTGGGCTGTTCCTGACCGCCGGGGCTGATGTGCAGAAGGACCGGATCGAGATCGATGTCTGGGCCTGGGGCAGGGGACTGCAAAGCTGGCTGGTCGATCATGTTGTCATCGACGGTGGTCCCGGCGATCCGGGTTGCTGGCAGACGCTGACCGACCTGCTGGGGCGGACATGGGCGCACGAGAGCGGCCAGCACCTGACCATCGCGAAGCTGGCCATCGACACCGGCTATGAGACCAGCGCCGTCTATGGCTGGGCGCGGCAGGTGGGGTTTGCGCAAGTGGCCCCGGTCAAGGGGCTCGAAGGCTTCAACCGCGCCAGCCCGGTGACGGGGCCGACCTATGTCGATGCCACCGTCGCGGGCAAGCGGCTGCGCCGCGGGGCGCGGCTGTGGTCCGTGGCGACCTCGACCTTCAAGGCCGAGACCTATCGCTTCCTGCGGCAAGAGCGGCCAACACCCGAGGAGATCACGGCCGGTGCATCGTTTCCGGCGGGAACGGTGCATCTGCCCTCATGGGCCGACGGCGAATGGCTCAAACAGCTGACGGCCGAGCAGTTGGTGACCGTGCGCACCAAGCGCGGGTTTTCGAAGCTCGAATGGCAGAAGCTGCGCGAGCGCAACGAGGCGCTGGACTGCCGGGTCTATGCCCGAGCGGCCGCGTGGATTGCCGGGGCCGACCGCTGGTCGGACGCCCGATGGCAGGAGCTGGAGCGGCAGCTGGCCGTGGAAACGAGTACGTCCACACAGGACACGCCAGCCGTCACACCCTCGCGCCCATCAGCGCGGCGGCGGACAATGCGGTCGACCTACATGGGGTGATTGGTCTGATCAGTGCAGGCAGCACTTCTTGAACTTCCTGCCGCTGCCGCAAGGGCAGGGGTCGTTGCGACCGACCGGGGCTGTCTCATGCATGAATGACTCGGTCGAGGAAGGCGTGTGGAGCACGTTTCTGGCCTTTTGCCTTTTCATTTCCTCGAAGAACGCATCGGAATAGCAGTGCCATTTCGACAATTCCTCGATGGCATCAAGGATCAGGGATTTCTGATACCGCACATTCACTGGCACACCGCCCGCTGCAGCTGAGGCCTTCAAGTCATCGAGGATATCACTTGCATCGCAGTAGTCCTTCGGGATCAGCCCGGCATCGAACACTGCGCGGATTTCATCGGCCATATCCTCAAGGCCAAGGTCAGCGATGCCATCCATCCAGCCGAGCAGCAGGTCGCTGTTCTCCTCGGAAAAACGGCGACGAAAGTTACGGAAATAATCAGCGATTTCTGTGCGCCGCTCGGGGTGCAGCTGTGTAATCAGCACCAAGCAATCCATCATTGAACTGCGCGCAAATTCATCCGCCTTTGGGTCGTCAACGAACTCGAACAGCGGTTGCAAATCACCGTCGAATGTCCCGGCCACAACGCGAAAGCTGGTCTCGGTCAGGGCATCGCCCAAAAGAAAATCAAGGCTATCGGTGGGTTGACGCAGCATTTGAAGAAGGGGGCGATAGGCGCGGGTGTCCTGCCATTCACCCAGCAGGTGAAAGATCGGAATGAGAGCAGTCACCTCGTGGTCCTTCATGGCCGAAATCGGCTGGGCGCCAAGGCGGTCGACAAGATCGATAAAGACCGGAGCCATGGTCTCGCGCTCAGTGCGCGCGGCCGCCATGGCTGCTTTGGGGAAAATATCGTCGCGCGCAAGGTCATGCATGATCTCGGACGGGGTCATCGAGTCGCTCCTGATCGTCAGTTGTTACCCCGAGTGAACCGTTTTGTCAGACCAGGTCAATCCAGATGCCAACAATCGCGGGCCTTCGCACTCGCCGCGACGCGCTTTTGGCGCACCAGCTGGCAGCTTCAGGCGCCATCCCATCGGCGCAGGAGCCAGTACCACTGCCCCGGATTTTCGAGAATGCGGGCTGACAGGCTGTCATTGACGGCTTTCGTCATCGTTAGGGGATCGGAATGCGGGATGGGCGCTTCGAACTCGACGTCGAATTCCGAACCGTCCGGCCGGCGCGTCCCGTAGGCGGGAACAAGCGGGAGGTCGTACTTCAGCGCCAGGGCTGCAGGCGCCGTCGAGGTCAGCGCCGGCAGGCCGAGGAACGGCACGCGTTCCCCTTCGGCATATTTCTCGTCGAGCATGATGGCCAGAAAGCCGCCCCGACGCAGATGGCGCACCAGCTCCATCGTGCCGGACCGCCCCGTCGCGATGACGGGCCGACCGCCCTCTTCGATGCCGGCCAGGAACCCGCGCTGGTAAAAGCGGTTCTTCTGCTTGCGATAAACCGCGCCGGTCTCCATTCCGCGCGCCTTGAGGACGGCGCGCACCGCGTCCCACTGGCCGAAATGCCCCGACACGACGATCGCCCCCTTGCCGGCGGCGCGCGCCCTTTCCAGGGCGGCCAATCCGGGACCGGAGACATGAAAGCGGTCCGGTCTCGACTGGAACTCCGCGCTGCGGAGGATCTCGAACAGGGTGCGGCCCATGTTGCGGCCCATTTCGCGCCGCAGGGCGGCGCGCTGCCCGCGCGGCATGTCGGGAAACACGCGCAGCACTTCGCGGTCGAAGCGCCAGCGCGCGGGCGGAAACCAGCGCATCGCAAGGCCGACCATCCCTCCGAAAAGTCGTGCGCGATGATCGAGGCTGCGCAGGCGGGTCGCTGACAGCGCGGACCACAGGGGGATGTACTGGGCGCGATGCCATAGCGAGGCGAAGAAGTCGGAGATCATGCATGCAATATGTGTGCATTTCGATGCCGGACCAACCGCCAATCGCCGACCGGCCTGACATTTTTCTGATCGCGCGGAGACGCAAACATGCCCACACCCGCAACCCTCCGCACCCGCCGCGACGCTCTTTCAGCCCAACGATCCTCGGGCGTGGCGCGTGTCAGCTATGACGGCAAGACGGTGGACTATCGCAGCGTGGCCGAGATCGATCGGGCGATCGAGGCGCTGGACCGCGAGATCGCGGCCCTCGAGGGGCGGCGCATCGTGCGCCACGTGCGCGTGACCACCGCGAAGGGGCTGTGATCCATGGGGCTGTTCGATCGGTTTCGCCGCCCCAACCGGGGCGGCCCGTCCGGCGTGCGTGCCCGGCTCGAGGGCGCGATGTCCAAACGCCGGTTGCGCGGCTGGAACCCGCCGCTGGAGAACATCAACACGCTGGTCGCCTCGGGCGGCCCGAAACTGCTGGCCCGGGCTCGGGAACTAGTCGTCACCAACGGCTATGCGGCCAATGCCTGCGAGGCTTTTGCCGCGAACGTGGTGGGCGACGGGATCAAACCTTCCTCGCTGATTGACGACGCCGACCTGCGGGATCGGGTCCAGCAACTGTGGCTTGCGTGGACAGATGAGGCGGATGCCGATGGGTTGACGGATTTCTACGGGCTGCAGGCCATGGTGGCGCGGGAGATGTTCGTCGCGGGCGAGTGTTTTGTCCGGATGCGCCCACGCCGGGCCGAGGACGGGCTTTTGGTCCCGCTGCAGATGCAGTTGCTGCAATCCGAGATGCTGCCCTTCGAGAAGACGGGCACGGCCGCCAATGGCAACCGCATCCGCTGTGGCATCGAGTTCGACCTGATCGGGCGGCGCGTGGCCTATCATTTTCGCCGCAACCATCCGGGCGACAGCACCGATCAGCGTGTCGCCGTGCCGGAAACGGTGCGCGTGCCCGCCGAGGATGTGCTGCACATCTACCGCCCCCTCGATGCGGGGCAGATCCGCGGCCTGCCGCATGTGGCGCCCGCCATGGTGCGGCTGTTTTTGCTCGATCAGTATGACGACGCCGAACTGGACCGCAAGAAGACGGCGGCGATGTTCGCGGGCTTCATCACCAAGACCGCGCCGGAAGACCCGATGATGGGCGAGGAGGAGGCGGACCTCGACGGCGCCGCCATCGCCAGCCTCGAGCCCGGCACCATGCAGGTGCTGCTGCCCGGCGAGGATGTGAAGTTCTCGGCACCGGCCGACGTGGGCGGAGGGTACGAGGCGTTCCAGTACCGCACGCTGCTCGCGGTCTCGGCCTCGCTGGGGCTGCCCTATCACCTGGTGACCGGCGATGTGCGTCAGGCCAACTATTCCAGCCTGCGCGCCGAACTGGTGGAATTTCGCCGCCGCGTGCAGCAATTGCAGCACGGCGTCATCGCGCATCAGCTCTGCCGCCCCGTTTGGGCGCGCTGGCTGGAGACCGCGCAGCTGGCCGGCAGGCTGGATCTGCCCGACCCGGCATCCGCGCGCATGGTGCAATGGATCCCGCCCCGCTGGGACTGGGTCGATCCCCTCAAGGATATCCAGGCTCAGGTGCTGGCGATGGAGGCGGGCATCACCTCGCGGCGCAAGGTGGTCGAGGCCACCGGTTACGACGTCGAGGAAGTCGACCGCGAGAACGCGGTGGATACGGCGCGCGCCGAGGGGCTCGGGCTGCGTTACCGCACCAGCCCGGGCGAGACGCAGGGTGCCCGCGCGACGCCGGCCACGCGACCGGATCCGGGTGACGGCGCCGGTGGCAACAATGGCGAGGATGCGGCCGCGACCGGCCGCGCCACCACACAGGAGTAGAACCATGAACAGCTGGTACACGATCCGCGCCCGGGACACCGGCGCGGAGGTGCTGATCTATGACGAGATCGGCGCCTATGGCGTCAGCGCCAAGGGCTTTCTGGCCGAGCTCGGCGCACTGCCGGATGTGGCCCCCATCGACCTGCGCCTTAACAGCCCCGGCGGCTCGGTTTTTGACGCCGTCGCCATTTACAATGCGCTGAGCCGCCACAGCGGCACGGTCACGGTCTGGATCGACGGGATTGCGGCCTCGGCTGCGAGTTACATTGCGATGGCGGGCGACGAGATTGTTATGCCGGAAAACGCCTTCATGATGATCCATGACCCCTCCGGCCTCGTCATGGGCACCGCGGCGGACATGCGCGACATGGCCGGGACGCTGGACAAGATCGCGGCCAGCATGACGCGCGGCTATGCGGCCAAGTCCGGCAAGTCGGAGGATGAGATCGCCGCCCTGCTGGCGGCCGAGACCTGGTTTGATGCGGCGGACGCGCTCGACGCAGGCCTTGCCACGCGCCTGGCAGAGCCCGTGCGCATCGCCGCCGCCTTCGATATCGGGCGGTTCCGCAATGCGCCGCCCGAACTGGTTGAGGCGGTCGAACCGGTCGAGCCGGTCCAACCGGTGGAGGCCGTCGAGCCGGAAGCCCCGGCATCCACAGCGGGGGACATCGTTGGAGACGCCAACGATGTTGACCCCGCCGCGGGTGCGGGGCCGCAGGCGGCGGGCGCGCCGGGTGTTGCAGACGGGAACACCCAATCGAGCGGGGCGGAGAGCTGCGTTGCAGTCGCCAACGCACCTCCCGACGCCAGCGCACCTCCCGACGCCAGCGCGATCCGCGCCGAGGCCATTGCCCACGCCCGCGCCGTGATCGATTTGTGCCGCCTGGCAGGCCAGCCGCAGATGGCCGGCCGGTTTCTCGAGGAGGACGCCAGCCTGGATGCCGTGCGTGCAGGCCTTCTGGACGCGCGGGCCGAGGCCGCGCCGGAGATCACCCCGCATCACCCGCAACCCGGGCGCAGCGAGACCACGCGCCCCTGGGGCGATGTCATCGCCCAGGCATTCAAACTGAAGGGATAAACTTCCATGGCCATGCTATCCGAGTCCAAACACGCCGGCGGGTTCCTCACCTGGGAAGTGCTGCGCGACTATACCCGCGACACAGTCACCGTCGCGTCCGGCGCCGGCAAGCTCGCCCCCGGCACCGTTCTGGGCAAGATCACCACGGGTGGCAAATACACCGTGCTCACCCCCGGCGCCACGAATGGCAGCCAGAACGCCGCTGGCATCCTTTGGGGCCCGGCTGATGCGACCGATGCCGACGCGCCCGGCGTGGTGCTGGTGCGCGGCCCGGCTATCGTGAACCGCCACGAGATCGCCTTCCCCGACGGTGCCACCGAGGCGCAGATCACCACCGCCACCACGGCCTTGGCCGCGCTCGGCATCCTCCTGCGCTGAGCCACGGCGCAGTTTCCCCATCACATGTAGACCAGAAGGAGGCACGCTGTGGCCACCATGGACATCTTTGAAGGCGATGCCTTCTCCATCATCGAGCTCACCCGCGCGCTCGAAAACATTCCCTTCAAGCCCGCGATCCTCTCGGGCGCAAACCTCTTCGGCAGCCGCGGGGTGCGCACGCGCACCGTGATGATCGAGAGCCGCGACGGCACGCTGTCGCTGATCCCGTTCTCGGAGCGCGGCTCGGCCTATGAGAGCCAGATCCCTGAGCGCCGCGAGATGCGTGCCTTCGTCTGCCGCCAGTTCAAGAAGCAGGACGTACTCTGGGCCTCGGAGATCCAGGCGATCCGCGACTTCGGCTCGGACACGGCGGTCCAGCAGGTGCAGACCGAGGTCGCGCGTAAGCTCGGCCGGCTGCGCAATGACGCCGAGGCCACCTTCGAGTTTCATCTCTTCAACGGCATTCAGGGCGTGGTGAAGGACCCCAAGGACGGCGCGACCGTCATCGACTACCACGCCGAGTTCGGCATCACCCCGGCTGCGGAGGTCGACTTCGATCTAGACAATGCAACCCCCGGCTCGGGCGCGCTGCGCAAGCGCTGCCAGGCGTTGATTGAAAGCGTCGAGGACACCCTTGGCGGCCTGGCCGCCGGTCAGGTGCAGCTGCGCGCCGAATGCGGCTCGGCCTTCTTCGCCGATCTCGTGGCCCACAAGGAAGTGCGCGAGACCTATCTCAACACAGCCGCGGCGGCCGATCTGCGGGGCAGGGTAGGGGAAGAGGTCAGCTTCGGCGGCATCACCTTCCGGCGCTACCGTGGGGGCTTGGGCTTCGGCGTGCCCACCGACAAGGCGTATTTCTACCCCGAGGGCGTCGAGGGCCTCTTCGAGATCTACTACGCCCCCGCCGACACCTTCGAGACGGTCAACACCGTGGGTCTGCCGCTTTATGCGCGCATGATCCCCGATCGCGACCGCGACGAATGGGTGCGGCTTGAGATCGAGAGCAACCCGCTGCCGATCTGCACCCGCCCGCAGGTGCTGCGCAGCGCAAGGCGGACGTGATGTCAGCCGTCGCCATGGCGCTCGACGCGCTCTTTGTTGATGCCAATATCTCGGTCGAGATCTGGCATCGCGATGGTGAAGGGCGCTTCACTCGAGCGCGAGGCATTCTGCGCCGACCTGACGAAATCACGGAGTTCGGGTCGGCGCGGCTCTTGTCCGAGACCATCCGGATCGATGTGCGGGTGGCGGAAATCCCCGATCCGCGGCCACAGGAGCAGATCCTGATCGGCGATGAAACCTTCCTGATCCAGGGCGAGCCGGTCCGGGATCGGGAGCGGCTGATCTGGACCGTGGAGGCTGCGCCAGCATGAAGCTCAAGCTCGACGTCAGCCCGGATCTCGCCGCCATGATGGCCGCCGAGATCAAGGCCGGCGAAAAGGCTGTCAGCACCGCCACGCGCATCGCCGGCCAGGACCTCAAGACCGCCTGGCGTGCCCAGATCACCGGTGCCGGGCTCGGCACCCGGCTCGCCCGCACCATCCGCGCGGCGCAATACCCGAAGGGCAAGTCCAGCCTCAATGCTGCGGCCTTCGTCTGGTCGAACGCCCCGGAGATCGTGGGCGCCCACGACACCGGCCCGCTGATCCGCTCGAAGGCCGGGTTCTGGCTGGCGATTCCGACGCCAGCCGCCGGGCGCGGCCTGCGTGGCGGCAGGATCACCCCCGGCGAATGGGAGCGTCGTCGCGGCCTGAGGCTGCGGTTCGTCTACCGCCGCAGCGGACCAAGCCTGCTCGTGGCAGACGGGCGCCTCAACAATCGGGGGTTCGGAGTTGCCTCTCGCTCGAAGACAGGCCGCGGGCGTGCCACGGTGCCGATCTTCCTGCTGGTCCCGCAGGTGAAACTGCGCAAACGGCTGGATCTGGCGCGCGATGCCGAGCGGGCGCATGACGCGCTGCCGGGGCTGATCGTGACGAATTGGGCCGAAAGAAAATTCATGTGACAGATGTGTAAACATTGGCGAAGCGCTTCGCCGACTATTGAACTCTCAAAGAAGGGAACGGAAAACCACCGGGATCCTAGAACCGTATGCTCCCTTGGTCCGGATTCTGGATGAGCCAAATGGCTTGAGAGTGAAGATGCACGCAGATGCTATCGCCTTCGTCTCCATTTGCGCAGACAACATAAGCGTCTTCAGTCGGTTTGCGGAATTCGGAATTGACAACTCGTCTTTGGATCTGCCTAACAACCTCTTCGAGGGAATAGGCACAGGAGCCGATGTACTCGCACTCGAATATGATCCTACCGCCATTTTGGAACCAGACCATGCGTAAACGATCCCTCAAGTCTTTGAAGGGATGGTTAAAACAAGCATCGGAGCGACCCCCTTTCGTCGAGCACGCTCGATGCCAGTCGTTGAAGGCGTCTCGTAAGGCGTCTACATTCGCGCCTGACCCTTGGTCGGCAAAACACATAGGCATCGGGTTGTTCGATGCCGAAACCTTCGTGGGAGATACAAAGGCATCCCAGCCCCGTTCACGGACACAGTCTAGACCTGCGCTCTCGAGTACCGCTACTTGCTCGGACTGTGACATTGACCAGTCGATGCCGCGGATGGAGATGGACTCGGCGCTTGCTGTGCTTGTCGTCACGGCGAAGAGGAAGGCCGCTGCGCGGAACAATGCCTGGATCTTCATAAAGTCTCCTGGAATCTAAAGATATCTTGCCTGAACGTTCGGTTTTGAGACGGCGGCCGCCGGCTGCAGAGTTTTACGACTTGACCCGACCCGATCGCATAACCCAAGCTTCGTCTCCGAGTTCGACATCGTGGTCCGAGGTTGAGCTTTCGTCGACCGAAAACTCGTCCCAGATCTTTTGCATTTCCTCGTCGGCGGTCGATTCCTTGACGGTCTCCAGTCCCAGAGATTTCGCTAGGGAGTTGGCGGCGCGCCGGATTGCGCCGGTATCGGACACGCCCTCGATCATTAGGTAGGGTCGCCCCCATTTGTCGATGCGCTCTTCCGGAGTGCCGAGGGTATACAGGATTTTTTGGGCAGCGGCAGTAAGCTTGACAAGATTGGGATAGGCTTCGATGTCCATCGGCCCGGGAGACTTGATGGCGAGCGGCTCGGGAATGAGATCTGTGCCTTCTGGCCGCTTGAAGATGGACGGCCTCGCACGCCGCTCGCGCGGCGGATCATGGGGCAAGTCTTCGCCGGACGTCGCGGTCATTACAGTGTAGCAGCTGCCCTCGTCGACGTAGCGTAGCAGTACATAGCCGCCGGCCTGCATGTAAAACTGCCGATTCTGCTTCGGCATCTTAGACGTTGAGGCCATGTGAGCCATATAATCTTCTCCTGCTTCTAATGACCGCAACGTATCGCCTTCCAATAGCTATGATAAGGTGCAAAATCCATATAAGCGTTTACCGCGCTTGAGCGCGGCCCCGAACTCGGCTCGGGAGATGTGACCGACCGCCGCTTGCCGCCCTTATGTCTCAGTTCGAGTTCCTGTCGGCGCTCAAGTCAGGAATAGCCAATGCCCACCCCCCGCGAAACCATCCTGACCGCGCTGGCGGACCTCTTGCGCACCATTGCGCATGCACCAGTTCTGCGCGGAGAGGTCCTTCCGGAGCGCGTGCCGGCCGGTGGCCTGCTGATCCTGCGCGACGGCAGCCCGGGCGAGCCCGACATGACACTCTCGCCGCTGGCCTACCACTACCAGCACCGCGCCGAGATCGAGGCGGTGGTACAAGGCACCAAGCGGGACAGCCTTTTCGATGCACTGACAGCGCAAATCGGCGCCGTGATCGCAGCCGACCGCACGCTGGGCGGCCTCTGCGACTGGGTCGAGCCTGAGGCGCCCGAACCGGTCGACCTGCCCGTCGAGGCCGGAGCACCCCTCAAGGCCGCGGTCATACCGGTGGTGCTGCACTATTCCACGGCCGACCCGCTTTCCTGATCGGTCGGGGCTGTGGCCCTGGGCGTCGCGCGGGGGATGCACGCCCCCTCCAGCTGCGCACCGCTCTCGATTCTCAGGCTGTCATAGGTGATGTCACCGACCACGCGGGCGCTGGCGTGTAATTGCACCGCGCCGCCTTTGATCCGGCCCTTGAAACGCCCTTTGATGGCAATGCTTGAGGCGCGCAGTTCGCCTTCGACCTCGCCGGCCTCCTCGATCACGATCCCGGCAGCTTCGACGTTGCCGTTCACGTAGCCAGGCAACTCGACTGTTCCTGGAAAATAGAGCTCGCCGGTGATGCGTGAGCCGGCACCGAGGTGCGACCGGCCGCCAGACCCCGCCGGGGCGCGCGGTTCATCCGTCATTCAATACTGTCCCTTTTTCGTTTCCTGCCGCTTTTAGCAGATCGGCAGCTTGACCCTACAGGAGAAACCACCATGGCACGAGCGCAAGGCGCGCGGGCGCAGATGGCGCTCGGCTTCGAGACGACCTATGGAACCCCGCCTGCGAGCGGCTTCACGCGGATGCCGTTTGCGAGCACGACGCTGGGGGCGGAGCAGCCGCTGCAAACATCGGAGCTTCTGGGCTATGGCCGCGATCCGCTGGCGCCGATCAAGGACGCCGTGACGGCGGACGGCGATGTGGTCATTCCGATCGATGCGCGGGCGTTCGGGGTCTGGCTGAAGGCGGCGTTCGGCGCGCCCACAACCACGGGGCTGGAGGCGCCCTACACCCACGCGTTCCACTCCGGCAATTGGTCGCTGCCGAGCTTCTCGATCGAGACCGGCATGCCCGAGGTGCCGCGCTATGCGATGTATGCGGGCTGCATGGTGGATTCCCTGAGCTGGCAGATGGCGCGCTCGGGGCTTTTGACGGCCACTGCGCGCATCGTGGCGCAGGGCGAGGAGGTGGCCGCGTCCACGCAGGCTGGCTCTCCGACGGAGCTGACGCTGCAGCGGTTCGGCCACTTCAACGGGTCCGTGACGCGCGACGGCACCGCGATCGGCAATATCGTTTCGGCCGATATCAATTACGCCAACAATCTCGATCGCATCGAGACCATCCGGGCGGACGGCAAGATTGCGGGAGCCGATCCGTCGATCGCGGCGCTGACCGGCAGTGTTGCGGTGCGGTTCTCGGATCAGACGCTGGTGAGCCAGGCAATCAACGGTGAGGCCTGCGAGCTGGAGTTCTCCTATGCACTGGCGTCGGGCGAGAGCCTCACGGTCACGGCGCATTCCGTCTATCTGCCGGTGCCGCGGGTGGAGATCTCTGGCCCGCAGGGGATCCAGGCCACGTTTGACTGGCAGGCCGCGAAAAACGACACGGCGGGCCGCATGGCCACGGTCACGCTCGTCAATGACATGGAGGCATACTGATGCTGCGTCTCAATATGGACAATCGCGAGCCCTCCTGGGTCGATCTTGGCCACGGTGTGCGGCTTCTTGTGGAACCTCTCTCGACGGCGGTGATGCTGGCCGCGCGCGCGGACCCGGCGGTGATTGCCGCAGCGGGCACGACGGCCGACCTCGAGGGGGCGGCGGATCCCGGGCGCGATGAGACGGTGGCGGTGATCGTGGCAAAGGCGGTGGCGCGCATCGTGGTGACCGACTGGGAAGGCGTGGGCGACGCCGATGGCACGCCGCTGCCTGTGAGCCCCGACGGCATCGACGCGCTTCTCGACCTCTGGCCGATCTTCGAGGCGTTCCAGACACGCTATATCGCGGGCGGCCTGATCCTGGAGCAGGAAAAAAACGCCTGACCGCCCTCGCCGACTGGGAGTTCGGCGGGGGCGGTGCCTATTGCGCGGCCTGCAATCGCACGTGCCCGGATTGCCCACGGATCGTACATGCGCCGCAAACGCTCGAAGGCTGGCAGGTCTGGGATCTGGTGCAGCGTCTCGGCGGGCAGATGCGGGTGGTGGCGAGCGGCCAAGGCGGCGCTGTCACCGGCTGGGACATGAGCGCGGCCCTGCAACTGGGCACCGCCCTTGGGCTTTGCCCCCGCATCGTCGCGGAGCTGCTGCCGCCCATCGAGGCGGTGATGGTCCGCAAGATGAGCGAGCAGCGTGGCTCAGGCGACCTCGAGGGGTTTGATCCCTGAGACGTCAATCGTTTCCCGGGCCCGGGCAAGGTCCCAGGCGCGCTGGAGGTTCATCCAGTATTCCGGCGTCGTCGAGAAGAACCGTGCCAGCCGCATGGCGGTATCGACCGTGATCGCGGTCTCACCTTTGACCAGGCGCTCGATGCGGGTGCGGGGCACGTTGAGGTGCGCTGCCAGTGTAATCGCGCTCATGTCGAGCGGTTCAAGATAAAGCTCGGCCAAAACTTCGCCTGGATGGGATGGGTTGGTCATGAGGCTCATGTGGTGCCCCTCCTAGTGATAGTCCACGATCTCGACCTCGGCAGGCCCCTGATCGGTCCAGATGAAACAGATGCGCCATTGTCCGTTGATGCGCACCGAATATTGTCCCGCGCGGTCGCCGCTCAGGGCTTCGAGATGGTTGCCCGGCGGAAACCGCAAATCCTCAAGTACGACCGCGGCGTCCAATGCCGAGAGCATGGCCCGGGTTCGCTTGATCAGATCAGCCGGGAAGCCCTTGCCGAAGCGGTCCTGAACCGCGCCTGCGGCAAGCTTTCCACGTGTGCTGACGATCATGTCTCCATGTATCATGACGTGATACATTGTTCAAGGGCGCTATTGTGATGGCCACAAAACAAGTCTCCGTCCGCCTGTCAGCCACGGGCGGGCGCCAGGTGCGCGCCGAGCTCGAGGGGGTGGGCAAATCCGGGTCCAGGGGCATGCAGCGCCTGTCGCGCGAGATGGACGCGGCCAACAGGCGCATGGCGGCGTTTGGGCGCCGCGCGCGGGTGGCAGCGGCGGCCGCCACTGCTGCTGTTGCCGCGGCCGGCGTGGCGCTGGTGCGCACCGGGCTGCAGACGGTGGATGCGCAGGCCAAGCTGGCGCAATCGCTCGATACCACGGTGGCGAGCGTGCAGGTGCTGGAGCGCGCGGCGGAGCTGTCCGGCTCAAAAATGGCCGAGCTCGAGGCGGGCGCGGCGCGGCTGACGCGGCGCTTGTCGCTGTTCGCGGCCGATGGCAGCGGGCCGGCGGCCGGGGCGATCGAGCGGCTGACCCTCAACGCGGGTGAGTTGCTGCGGCTGCCGCTGGACAAGCGCATCGCGGTGGTGACCCAAGCCATTCGCGACAATGCGGCGGCCTCGGAGCAGGCGGCGCTGTTCAGCCAGCTGTTTGGCGACCGGGGCTTTGTGGCGTTCCAGCGCCTGGACAGCGCCACGCTGCGCCAGGCGACCGAGGATCTCGCGGCCTTCGGCGTGATGGTCTCGGATCAGGATGCGGACCAGATCGAGCGGACCAATGACGCGCTGTCGCGGCTCGGGCTCATCGGGCGCGGCGTGGCAAACCAGATCGCGGTGGCGGCGGCGCCGGCCCTGGAGACCCTGGCCGACGCCTTGGCCTCTGCGGCCCGTGTCACCGGGCCGCTTGGCCGGGTGATCACCGGGCTGATCGGCAATCTTGACCGGATCGCGGTCCATGCCGGCACGTTCGCGGGGCTCATGGCGGGCAAATGGGTGGCCGGCCTGGCGGCGGCGGCGCTGTCGGTGCGCGGGCTGGCGACCACGCTGGTGGTCCTGAAGGGCGCGCTCATCCGCACCGGCATTGGCGCGCTGGTCGTGGGGGCGGGTGAGCTGGCCTGGTGGTTCACCAGGCTGGTGCGCGGGGCTGGCAGTTTTGGGGAGGCAATGGGGCTTTTGAAAGCGCTGGCCTCGGAGGTCTGGTCGAAGGTGTCGCTCTCGGCGCAGGCAGCCTGGGCGAATGTGGAGAGCAGCTGGGCCGATGCGCAGGCGGCGCTCCTCGACGGTCTGCAATCTGCGACGGACGGGATCACGTCCTGGGCCAACAGCACGATCAACAGCTTTGAGGGTACGTTCCTTGCGGTGCAGGCGATCTGGGAGGCGCTTCCGGGGGTGTTCAGCCGCATCGGGGCTTTGGCGATCAACGGGCTCGTGGGGGCGATGGAGACCGGCCTCGAGGGGCTGACCGAGGGGGTGAACAGCCTCTTGACGCTCGGCGGCCGTCGCCCGGACTGGGCCATCGCGGCGCCGGATCTGTCCGAGTGGAAGGCCGCGGTGCCGGAGGCCACCAATCTGGGCGAAGCTGCGCGGGATGCCTATGAGAGTGCCTTCATGGATGACCCGTTCAAGGCGCCGGTACTGTTCGACGGCATGGCCGATGACGCGCGGCTCCGGGCGGACGGTTACCGGGACGCGGCGCGCATGCTGAGCACGGCTGCGGCGGGGCCGCTGACCTCGTGGCAGGCGCTGAAGGATGCCATGACCGGGGCCGGCGATGCGGGCTCGGCGGCGCTCGAGGACGCGGCGGCTTCGGCTGAGAAGGTCACGGATGCGCTGACCAAAGCCGGCGGCGCGGCGAAAGACACCAAGGAGGAGCTCTCCGGGTTTGCCGCGGTGAGCCAGAGCCTGAAGGACTACGCCAGCACGGCGATGGACTGGGGCAAGGGGCTTGGCGAGACGCTGACCGGGGCGTTCAGCGGCGCCGAGAGCGCGTTCCGCAGTTTCGTGGAGACCGGCAAGCTGGACTTCAGGAGCCTGGTGCGCTCGATCCTTGCGGATCTGGCGGTGCTCGCCTTCAAGAACGCCGTTCTGGGGCCGATTGCAAACGCGCTCTCGGGCGTGTTCGGCGGCGGATCGGTGGCCGCGGCCGTGTCGCATAACGGTGGCATGGTGGGGCTCTCGGGCATGGCGCGGCGGGTGCCGGCGGCGGTGTTTGCCGGCGCACCGCGGATGCATTCGGGGGGCACCGTGGGGCCGGGGGACGCCTGGGCCGGGCTACGCCCCGATGAGGTACCCACGATCCTGCAGCGCGGTGAGCGGGTGCTGAGCCGTCGTGAGGCGGCCGGGTATGGGCCGGGCGCACCCGGTGCGGGCGGTGTCACTGTCCATATCGACGCGCGCGGGGCGCAGATGGGGGTGGCCGAGCAGATCGATGCGCGGCTGCGCGCGGCGCTGCCGGAAATCAAACGGGTTGCGATCGAGAGCGTGCGCGATCGCCGGCAGCGGGGGTATGCGGTATGAGCGAGCTTCCGTTGACGCTGATCCAGTCCATCGAGCGGCGGCTGGTGACGGCGGTCTCGGCGCAAACCTCGCCCTTCACCGGCCGCCAGCAGATCCAGGACTGGGGCGGCGAATGGTGGGAGGTCACGTTTGACGTGGCGCTGACCAAGGGCCGGGCGGGCCGGCGGCTGTCGGCGGTCTTCACCGCGCTTGGCGGGATGCGGGGCTGGTTTGTCCTGCGCGATCCTTCCATGGCGCGGCCGGACCTGGCGCAAAAAACCATCACCGTGCGTGGCGCCGGCCAGTCGGGCAATGCGCTCACCACGTTGGGGTGGGATGCGCAGGCGCTGGTGCTCGCGGCGGGGGATTTTGTCTCGCTCGGGACGGGCCAGGACATGCGGCTTTACCAGGTCACCGAGGATGCAGTGGCCGATGCCAACGGCGCCGCGGTGCTGCGCGTCACGCCGCGGCTGCGCGCGGCGCCGGTGGATCTGAGCCCGGTGGAGGTTGCCGCGCCCGGGATTGTGCTGCGCTTGACTGCGCCGGTGCCCACGCGCATCAGCCGGGCCGACAGCTTCCGCTTCTCTGTGACCGCCCGGGAGGCGCTCTGATGGCCCGGGAAATGTCGGCGGAGATCGCCGCGGCGCTGACGGAGGGCGAGCTGCGCCCCATCCTCTTCTTCGAGGGGGAGTTCGCCTCGGGCTGGGTGCGGATCTGGTCCGGGCTGGGCGATATCACCTGGACCGGGCAGACCTGGACCGGGGTTGGCAGTCTTTTGGGGCTGGGCGCGATCGAGGAGACGCAGCAGGTCGTGGCGGGTGGCACCACGGTGTCGCTGTCGGGCGTGCCGCTGGAGATGGTGGCGCTGGCCATTGATGAGGCGCGCCAGGGCAAGCCCGGCCGGGTGTGGCTGGGGCTCTTGACGGAGGATCGCGAGATCATCGCGGATCCGGTGCAGGCCTTTACCGGCCGGCTCGACGTGCCGGAGATCGCGGATACGGGTGAGAGCTGCACGGTGACGATCAGCTACGAGAACCGGTTGATCGATCTGGGGACGGCGCGCAACTGGCGCTACACGCATGAAAGCCAGCAGGCGCTGGCGCCGGGCGATCAGGGCTTCGCCTTCGTCACCACGATCCAGGACAAGGAAATCACCTGGGGGCGGGGATGAGATGCGGCGATGCAGAACCATCAACACTTGACATGTGACTGTCACAGAGGTCCGCTCGCGCACCCGTGCTCACTTCTCTGGCGCCTCTCATAAAAATTAATAACGCCAAATCAATGGCTTGTAGTTTTTGCCTAATTTTTAGGCGAAACCCCTAAGCTACGGTTACACCGGCGCTTTTTGGCGCCGCCCGCAATCCGTGCACACCATTATCCACAGATTCTGTGAACACTTCGGCTCTTGCCAACCCCCGTCTCCTGGCGGGTGGCGATTCCAAGGGCCAGTTCCCGAGAACGCGATGTGAACATCCATGCCTGACCGCCAGACCCGCCTCATTCTTGCGCTTGACGCGGCGCGGGATATTCCCTTCGCCTGGGGCTGCCATGATTGCGCGACCTGGGCGTTCGATCTGCGCCGGGATCTGACGGGCGGCGCGGATCACGCGGCACGCTGGCGCGGGCGCTACCGCACCGCGCGTGGCGCGCACCGCGTGATGCGCCGTCTGGGCTGGGAGAGCCTCGAGGGGATGGGGCGCGATCTTCTGGGCAATCCGCTTTCCACACCGCTCCTGGCGCAGCGCGGGGACCTGGTGCTGGGCGGCGCGGATCCGGCCTTCGGGATCTGCGCGGGCGCGCGGGCGGCGTTTGTAGCGCCAAAGGGGCTCATATTCCTGCCGCTGGCCTCCTGTTCTCTGGCCTGGAGGGTCTGATCCATGCCGCCTGTTGTGCTTGGCGCTGTCGCTCTGGGTGGGGCGGCGGTGGCCGCGGGCGGCCTGGCCGCGGCTTTTGCGGCGGGCGGCCTGATCGGCTTTGCTGCAAGCTTTGGCGCGTCGATGCTGCTGTCGGCCGCCTCGCAAGCCCTGATGGGCACGCCGTCGGTCTCGATGCGGCCCAGAACCGTGAGCGTGCGCGAGCCGGTGATGCCGCGCGACATGGTCTATGGCCGGGTGCGCAAGGGCGGCGCCATCGTGTTCCTGCACGAGGCCGGGCCGTCGAACAACTATCTGCACCTGGTGATCGTGCTGGCCACGCATCGCGTCAAGTCGATCGGGGCGGTCTACTTCGACGGGGAGATGGCGGTGGACGCCGCGGGCAGGGCGCTGGATCGCTGGGCGGGCAAGGTGGAGATCGACACCCGGCTCGGGCATCCGGACCAGACGGCGTTCGCGGATCTCGCCGAGGCGGTCTCGGAGCATTGGTCCTCTGCACATCGCCTGGACGGCTGCGCGGCGATCCATCTGCGTCTCAAGTACACTGCGGATGCCTTCCCCGGCGGCATTCCGAGCATCTCCGTCGACATCATGGGCAAGGACGACATCCTGGATCCGCGCACGGGCGTGCGGGGCTATAGCGAGAACGCCGCGCTTTGCGTGGCCGACTACATGGCCGATCCGGTGTTCGGTCTGGGGGCCGGTATTGGCCTCGAGGACGGGATCGAGACCGAAAGCCTGATCGAGGCAGCCAATATCTGCGCGGAAGCGGTGCCGCTGGCGGCGGGCGGCAGCGAGCCGCGCTATGCCTGCAACGGGGTTGTCACGCTCGATCAGACGCCGCAGACCATCATCGAGGCGATGCTGACGGCGATGGCGGGTCGCTGCATCTGGCAAGGCGGTGCCTGGCGCCTCCATGCCGGGGCTTACCGTGCGGCGGATGTGACGCTTGGCGCCGATGATCTGCGCGAGGGCGGGATTGTGCTCACCACGCGGCAAAGCCGGGCCAACAGCTTCAACGGGGTGCGCGGGCAGTTCATCAGCCCGGAAAATGACTGGCAGCCCGATGACTTCCCGGCGTATGCCTCGCCCGCCTATATCGCCGAGGATGGCGGCACGCCCGTATGGCGGGATATCTCGCTGCCGTTTACCATCTCGCCTTCGGCGGCGCAGCGCATTGCCAGGATCGAGCTGGAGCGCGCGCGGCGCCAGCAGGTGGTCAAATGGTCGGGCAAGCTCAGCGCCTGGAAGGCGGCGGCCGGCGATACGGTCACGGTGGATTACGCACGCTGGGGCTTTGCCGGCAAACCCTTCGAGGTACAGTCTTCGCGACTTGATCTGAGCGCGGTGGGCGAGGGCGTGATGCTGGTGCCGGAACTGATCCTGCGCGAGACCTCGCCGCTGGTTTATGACTGGGACGTCAGCGAGGAGCAGATCTACGCGGCCGCGCCGCGCACGACATTGCCGTCAGCGTTCCGCACGGTGGCGCCGGGCACACCGGAGATCTCGGAAGAGCTCTATATCACCCGCGATGGCGGCGGCGCCAAGGTGCTGATCACCGCCACCTGGGCGCCGGCCCCTTCGAGCTTTGCCGCGAGCTACCAGATCGAGGCGCGCCGCGACGGTGGGGACTGGATCGACTATGGCCGCCAGGTCAGCACGACCCTGCAGATCCGCGACGCCAGCCCCGGCCAGTGGGAGATCCGCGTCAAGGCGGTGTCCGCGCTCGGCGTGTCGTCGCAGTGGCGCGCGCGCACGGCCGAGATCCTCGGGCTCACCGCGCCGCCGGTGGCCCTTGAGGACGTGACGCTGCAAACAGCCGGCGGGCTCGCGATCCTCAAATGGGCGCGGGCCCGCGATCCCGATGTGCGGGTGGCGGGCAATATCGTCATTCGCCACAGCCCCGAGGCCAGCCCCGCATGGGCCAACAGCTATTCCATGGACCGGGTGGCCGGCTCGGAGGCGATCGCGGTGGTGCCGCTCAAGCCCGGCGCCTATCTGCTGCGCGCCGAGGACAGCGGCGGCCGGCTGGGGCCGGTGAGCACGATCTCGACCAAGGGCACGCAGGCGCTGGCCTTTGCGGCGGTGGCGCGCCTGCAGGCCGATGGCACCTTTCCGGGTGCCAAGACGGATTTGGTGGTCGAGGGCGCGACGCTGCGCCTGGCGACGGCCCTCGATGGCAGCGGCGTGCCTTACGTGCCGCAGACCGAGGGGCTCTACGCCTTCGGGGCGGGGCTCGATTTTGGCGCGATACGCCGGATCCGGCTGCGCAGCGAGATCAGCCTGGCGGTGCTGGCGCTCCTTGACAAGATCGATGCGCGCCTGGAGCCGATCGACACCTGGGCGGATTTTGACGGCACCGATGGCGCGGAGGTGGATGTGGTGGTGGAGATCCGTGAGACGGATGACGATCCATCGGGCACGCCGGTCTGGTCCGACTGGGGCCGGGTGGACAATCACGAAATCGAGGCACGGGCGGTTGAGGCGCGCGCCTGGCTGCGCACGGCGGACCGGGCCTTCACGCCGGTGGTCTCGCGGCTGCGGCTGCATGCGGACGAGGTGGCCTGATGGCTCAGACAGACAGTTACGCGCTGACCAATGACGCAGGCCTCGCGGTGCGCCAGCGCCTCAACGAGATCCTGGCCGCGCTGCACTCCTCCAATGCCGGGGCCACGGCGCCGACCGCGACCCGGCCGGGCATGCTGTGGCTGGATACCGGCCAGAGCCCGGCGGTGCTCAGGATCCGCGATGCCACCGATACCGGCTGGGAGGCGCTGCTCGATGGCGGCAGCTACTGAGGATCGCGGCCTGTCCGGGACCGGCCCCGCAAACAACATGAGGTCGCGCCATGGACGACGGCAGCTTTATTGAGACCATCAACGCGCTGTTTGGCGGGGCCATCACCACGCTGATCGGCGCCTTCACGGGGCGGCTGATGTATCACTCGGGCGAGGTCAGTCTGGGGCGGCGGCGCTTCTTCGGCCGCGAGCTCTTGTGGGAAGTGCCCGTCGCCATCGGGATGGCGATCATCGGCGAAGCCCTCGCCAGCCATCTCGGCCTCGCCCAGCCGGTCAGCACCGGGCTGGTGGCCACGCTGGCCTATCTCGGCCCGCGCGGCGCCGAGGCTGCGATCTGCGCCTGGCTCCGGCGCAGGAAGTAGTCAACGGCTTGAAAGCAGATTCTCAGCTCACATCTGGTATACGCAAAGATGCATCAGATCGAGCGCAGGGTGGATAGTGCGATGAAGAATATCGAACAGGTTCTGGCACAGCTTGAGCAGGCCGCCGACCCGGAACAGGCAGTCAAGGCCCTGGTACTGGCCGAGGGCGGCACCTGGGTCGATCCGGATGGCACGCCCGGCATTGTGGAAATCCAGCTGGCAGGTTTGCGAGGGATTGGACCCTCTGTGGCGGCAGCGGTGGATGATTGGATGCAGCAAGCCAGAACACCCCATCATGCGGAGCACGAACGCTTCGCCTGAACAGCCCGGCCGGTCTGGCGGCGCTGAACACACAAAAACAAGCACATCGGCAAGCCGTCCCTTCGGGGCGGCTTTTTGCTTTGCATGGAGGCACGCAATGACCGCTTTTGAAATCGCCCGGAGCTATATCGGGACCGCAGAGGCCCCGGGGCCGGTCAACAACCCCGACATCATGGATATGTACAGCTCGGTCGGTCATGACTGGGTGGAGCATGACAGCGTGGCCTGGTGTGCCGCCTTCGTGGGGCATTGCCTCGAACAGGCCGGCCTGCGCTCGACCCGGCGGCTGACCGCGCGCTCCTATCTCGACTGGGGCCTGCCGGTAGACCTGGACGACGCGCAGGAGGGCGACATCGTCGTGTTCTGGCGCGGGCGCCGCGACGGGTGGCAGGGCCATGTCGGCTTCTTCGTGGCGCGCGCCGGCGCCAGCATCGAGGTGCTCGGGGGCAACCAGGCCGATGCGGTGACCATCAGGCGCTATGCCAGGGCGAAACTGCTCGGCGTGCGCCGGGCGGGCAATGTGGCTCCGGCCGTGGCCCTGTCGGTCCGCAAGGTGCAGACGCGCCTGCGCGCGCTCGGCTACCACGAGGTCGGCGCCGCCGACGGCGTTGTGGGCCCGCGCACCCGCGGGGCGCTCCTCGCGTTCCGCGATGACGCGGGCCTGCCGCCGCGCCCGGTGATCGACGTGGCGCTGACCGAGGCGCTGGCGCGCGCGGCCCCGCGCGAAATCGCGCCCGCGCGCGCCCAGGGCATGCCCGAGAACAGCCGCATCGTGACGGCGGCCAACGCCCAGATCGGCCTTGGCCTGATCGGTGCGGTGGGATCGGTCGGCACCCAAATCGCCCCGGCGGTCGCGCAGGCCGAGGGGGCGCAAACGCTCGCGGTGCGCGCGCTGGCCCTGCTCGGGCTCGATGGCGCGGTGTCCGCAGCCCTGCCGTGGATCGGCGCGGCCGTGTTCATCGGCGTGATCCTCTACGCCGTCAAAGCCCGCACCGCGCGGATCGAGGACCATCGCACCGGGCGGACGCCCTGATGTGGAGGCTCGTCGTCTCGATCTGCGTGGCCGCGCCCGATGGCCCGGCCTGCGTCTCCGGCCTCCATCCGGGCACGATGGCCAGCTTCGCGGTCTGCGCGGACGCGGCCGTCGTCACCACCGATGTCATGCGCGCCGCCGCGCAGAGGGACGGGAGTGAGATCCTCTCCCTCAATACGCGCTGCATCCCGCTCAACGCCGTGCGAGCCGGTAGCGGGGGCCTGCAATGATCCCGGTCCTGACGGCCGTGCTGTCCGGCCTTGGCCGGCGTGCCGCCCTGTGGGGCGCGCTGGCGCTGGCGGTGGTCGCGGCGCTTTGGATCGCAGTCCACCGCGGCCGCCGCGCGGCGCAGGCCGCGTTCATCATCCGCCGGGCCGATGCCCGCATCCGCGCCATGCAAACCGCCAGGGAGATCCGCCATGAGGTTCGTACCGCTGACCGCGCTGAGCTTGAGCGCCGCGCTGAGCGCTGGATGCGCGATTGATCCGGGCCGCTACCAGGACACCTGTGATTGGGCCGAGCCGATCCGGCCGTCACGAAGCGACGTGCTGAGCCTGGAGACCCGGCGCCAGATCGTGGCCCATAACGAGATTGGCGCGCGGCTCTGCGGGTGGCAGCCATGACGACACACATCCTTGAGGGGCCGGCGATCATGATCGGCTATGCGTATCGGTTGCGCCTGGAAGCGGAAGGGCCGGTGTTCCCGGACGGGGCGACGTTCGCCGGCCAGGTGCGCCCCGCGGCGGCGTCGGAAGACGTGCTGGTCACGCTGACGACGGGCAATGGCGGGCTGGTGCGCATCGCCGACAGCGCCCTCGATCTCCGGATCGCCGCGGCCAACACCGCCGGCATGTCGGTGGGCTCGGTGGTGGTCGACGTGGTGCGCACGGATGTCGCGCCGGATCTGCATCTCGGGTTTGCCCTGGACATCCCGGTGATGTTGCCGGTCACGCGGGGGCTGTGACATGAGCGGCAGGATTGACGTGGCCGGCCCCGGCGTGCCGATCCGTCTCACCGTGTCCGATGACGTGCCGCTCAGGGTGGGTCTTGCCGCCGGGCCGGTAGCGGTGCGCGTGCCGGGGCTGCCGGGCCCGGAGGGCAAGGCCGGCCCCCCGGGGGCCCGGGGTGAGCAGGGCGATCCCGGCGTCACCGTTCTTCCAACAGATGCGCCGATCAACGGAGGGTTCTTCTAGTGGCCAATACGATCCAGTTCAAACGCCGGGTGTCCGGCAATGCCGGCGCGCCCGCCGCGCTCAAATCGGGCGAGGTCGCGCATAACGAGGTCGATGATACGCTCTATATCGGCAAGGGCGACGACGGGGGCGGCAATGCCACCTCGATCGTGGCCCTTGCGGGGGCCGGTGCCTTCATGGCGACGACCGGCACGCAGACCATCGCCGGCAAGAAGACCTTCAGCGCGGTGCCGGCGGCGTCCCAGGATGCCGCGGCCGCGGCTGACCTGGTGCGCAAGTCGCAGCTGGAGACGCTCCTGGGCGGCAAGGCGAGCAGCAGTCACACGCATGGGGTCTCGGATGTGTCGGGCTTGCAGGCCGCGCTGGATGGCAAGGCAGAGAGCGGCCACACGCACACAGCGGTCGCAATAAGCGACAGCACGCTTGCAGGGCGTGCGCTCTTGATGGCGGCGAATGCGGACGCGCAGCGCACGGCGCTCGGGCTTGGCTCGGCAGCCCTGTCGAGCACATCGGCCTTTGCCGCGGCGGCGCATGGCCACGCGATCTCCGACATCACCAATCTGCAAGCGGCGCTGAACGCAACGGCGCCGCTGGCCTCGCCCGGCCTGACCGGCACGCCCACGGCGCCAACGGCCACAGGCGGCACCAACACCACGCAGATCGCGACCACCGCCTTCGTGCAATCGGCCGTGGCGAGCTTCGGCGCCGGCGACATGCTCGCCGGGACCTATGACACGGACGCCGACGGCAAGGTGGACGCGGCCGAGGTGGCCGATGCGGTGGCCTGGTCCGGCATCACCGGCAAGCCGGCGACCTTCGCGCCCTCCGCGCACGGGCACGCGATCTCGCAGGTCACAGGGTTGCAGGCGGCGCTCGATGACAAGGCGCCGCTGACTTCGCCGGGCTTCTCGGGCACGCCGACCGCGCCAACAGCGGCAAGCAGCAGCAACAGCACGCAGATCGCGACCACGGCCTTTGTCTCGGCCGCCATCGGGGCGCTGATCGATGCCGCGCCGGGCGCGCTGGATACGCTCAGTGAGCTGGCTGCGGCGCTTGGAAATGACCCGGATTTTGCCACCACGGTGACCAATGGGCTCGCGGGCAAGCTCGGGAAATCCGCGAACCTCTCGGACCTGGCCGATATGGCCACGGCGCGGTCCAACCTGGGGCTTGCCGGCATGGCCACGCAGGCCGCGAGCAATGTGGCAATCACCGGCGGCAGCATCTCCGGCGTCGCGCTCGATGGCGGCACGTTCTGATCCCGCCGCCCCGGCAATACCCGGTCTGAACAGGCAAGAAGAAGGGAGGCCACATGGCTTTGAAACTGAGGCGCTCGGCGGTGGCGAACAAGGTGCCCACCATCGCGCAGCTGGAGCTTGGAGAGCTGGCCGTCAATACCCATGACGGCCGGCTGTTTCTCAAGCGCGACGATGGCTCCGAGAGCATCGTCGAGATCGTCAACAGCGGGCGCGTGATCTCCGCCGGGACCGGTTTGACCGGGGGCGGCTCACTCGCGGCCGATCGCACGCTGGCGGCGGATATCGCGAGCCAGGCGGAGGCCGAAGCAGGCGCCAACAGCACCCGGCTGATGACGCCCGAGCGCACGGCGCAGGCGATCGCGGCGTTGGCCAGTTCCGGAGCGAGCACGCTCACCGCCGGTGAGACCATCCGCAGTCGGGTGGATGCCTATTACCAACGGACGTCGACATCCTGGGGCACACGGCATGCCTTTGATTTTGCCCAGGATGGCACGATCCGGATCAGTTTTGACGGCGCTTCGAGTTCGTCTGAACCTGCTTACTTCCGGGTGACGCGCCTGAGAAACGCCATCACAACGGTTATGGGAAGCTGGACGATCACCGGTACAGCATGGGCCGGTAAGTTTATTGATGTGGATGTGGCGCAAGGGGACCGTGTCAGCGTTCAGTCCCAAGCCTCAACGCGCACAAGCGGCTCCGACAAATCAACCACAACCTACTACGGATACGCGCGGATCCAGAACGCCCGCTTCAAGACCGGCGGTGAGAACCTCGTCCCCGGTGTCTACGCGCCCGTGGAGAATGACTGATGCAAACCCCTCAATATGTGACGGCGGATCAAAGCTCCATTCGCCTGGAAATGGAGGGCGGCGCGGTGCGCGTGGTGGATCGCGACGGGCCGTCGGATCTGTTTGGCCGTGCTGAAGCCGGCGAGTTTGGCGCCGTCGCGCCGTTCGATCCGGGGTTTGATGTCTCCCCACCCCCGGAGCCTGCCAGGCGGGTCAGCCGCCTGCAGGCCAAGGGGGCGCTCTTGCAGATGGGGCTTCTGGACCAGGTGGAAGCCCTGATGGCTGGCATGGACCAAATGACCCGGCTGGCCTGGCAGGAGGCGAGCACATTCGACAGGGCAAGCCCGCTGCTCAACGGTCTGGCGCCGTATCTCAGCTGGCCCGATGGCTCTGCGCTCACGGGCGCGGACCTGGACCAGCTCTTCCTTCTGGCCGAAACGATCGAGGTATGACGGATGCGCTATGAACAGGTGGAACTGGCCGAGGCGGCCGCGCACTTCGAGCGGCTTGCGGTGATCGTGGATGAGGTGCGCCGCGCGCGGGAACTGCCGGCTCTGGATGGCGGCGCGTCCCTTGCCGGATACGCCCGACGCGGCGACACGGCCGCCCTGGCCTGGGATGGTGCGCAGCTGGTGGGCGTGAGCTGCCTTGGTCTGTGCCATCACTTCATGGCCGGGCCGCAATGGCTGCCGATCAAGGTGCATCTGGTGCGCGCGGGCTATGATCTGTCGAGACTTGGTTGCTCGCACTTCGTCTATCTCAGCCCGGACTACTGGGGCGGGGGCGCAACCGCCGCCCTGACGCAAACCGCGCGGCGCAGCAACCCGCAAGTGAGCCACACGCTGTCGCACAGCTTCGCCACGCCGGCGCTCGAGGCCTGGGCGGCCGGTCTGCCCGGGATGGTGGAGTTGGGCCTCAAAGCGCCCGATGGTGGGCGCGTGTTCGTTTGGGCGTGTGAGTCCTGA